GTATCTGGTATTGCTACTTATGCTAATACATCAGGTGTTTCTACTTTCTCAGGATACGCTAACGTATCTGGTATTGCTACTTATGCTAATACATCAGGTGTTTCTACTTTCTCTGGATACGCTAACGTATCTGGATTCTCTACCTTCTCTGGGTACGCTAATGTATCTGGATTCTCTACGTTCTCTGGGTATTCTAATGTAGCAGGTGTAGCAACTTATTCTAATGTATCTGGATTCTCTACGTTCTCTGGATACGCTAATACATCAGGTGTTTCTACTTTCTCTGGATACGCTAACGTATCTGGATTCTCTACCTTCTCTGGGTACGCTAATGTATCTGGATTCTCTACGTTCTCTGGGTATTCTAATGTAGCAGGTGTAGCAACTTATTCTAATGTATCTGGATTCTCTACGTTCTCTGGATACGCTAACGTATCTGGATTCTCTACCTTCTCTGGGTACGCTAATGTATCTGGTATTGCTACTTATGCTAATACATCAGGTGTTTCTACTTTCTCAGGATACGCTAACGTATCTGGTATTGCTACTTATGCTAATACATCAGGTGTTTCTACTTTCTCTGGATACGCTAACGTATCTGGATTCTCTACCTTCTCTGGGTACGCTAATACATCAGGTGTTTCTACTTATGCAGTAACGGCTGGAGTATCAACCTACTCTGGTGTTTCTGGGTTCTCTACCTTCTCTGGATACGCTAACGTATCTGGTATTGCTACTTATGCAGTAACGGCTGGAGTATCAACCTACTCTGGTGTTTCTGGGTTCTCTACTTTCTCAGGATACTCAAATACATCAGGATTCTCTACGTTCTCAGGATACGCTAATACATCAGGTGTTTCTACTTTCTCTGGATACGCTAATACATCAGGATTCTCTACCTTCTCTGGATACTCAAATACATCAGGTGTTTCTACTTATGCAGTAACGGCTGGAGTATCAACCTACTCTGGTGTTTCTGGGTTCTCTACGTTCTCAGGATACTCAAATACATCAGGATTCTCTACGTTCTCAGGATATTCTAATGTAGCAGGCATAGCAACTTTCGCTACTAGTGCTGGTATATCAACAAACCTCAAAGGTGGATCTGGTGGAACAATTGTTTACCAATCTGCTGCTGACACAACGGCATTCTTAGCAAACGGTTCTTCTGGACAAATATTACAGTCTAATGGAGGAACTAGTGCTCCTTCTTGGGTTAATGCGGCACCATCCAATGCTATTACTGGTTTAACAGTTAGAGATGAAGGTACAATCATTGGTGCTGCTAATAGTATATCTCAGTTAAACTTCGTTGGTTCTAATGTAATTGCTACTGCTACTGCTGCTACAGGTATTGCAACAATCACAATCTCAGATAACATTGTTGGTACTGGACTTTCAATTTCTGGTATTTCAACGATTGGAAACTTCCGCATCACACCAGTTGGAACAGGTGCAACAGTAGGTGGTATTGGTGTTACTTATTTTGGAGATGGTTCAAGCTTAACTGGTATTAGTGCTGGTCTAACGGTTACTGATGATACTTCAACAAACGCAACACGTTATGTTTTATTTGATGATGCTACAAGTGGGACAGTTACATCTATTAATGTATCATCTACAAAACTCACATTCAACCCATCAACAGGAAACTTAGTTGCTGGTGGTACAGTCACAGCAAACTCCGATAAAAAACTGAAGACAGATGTTCAAACAATTGAAAATGCTCTTGAAAAAGTTCTATCTCTCAGAGGAGTTGAATTTACTCGTATAGATAATGGAGATAAACAAATTGGTGTGATTGCACAAGAAGTTGAAGAGATTATTCCTGAGGTTGTATATCCAAAACAACCAGCACCAAATAATGAAACTAAATCAGTTGCTTATGGAAACATTGTAGGTCTCTTGATTGAAGCAATCAAAGAACAAAACAAAGAGATACAAGAACTGAAGAGAAGACTGGAGGAGGGTTGATATGCCTGTTGTTGTAGGTCTAAGTTCAATCACTGGAGTTTCCACAGCAACAAGTGGTACTGATGCTGCTTACAAAGAGTATGTTGATAATAGATTAGGAGCAGCACTTCCAACCATTTACGGTAATGAGAATGAGTTTCTCTTTACGGATGGAAGCACAGTATCGTGGGAACCAATACAGGCAAGTCAAGAATATACTGCAGCAGGGTCTTATACTTTTAACTTTCCAACACAAGCAAAGAAATTTACGATTGAAGCAACGGGTGCTGGTGGTGGTGGAGAAAGTGGAAATGCAATGTTGTCTGCATATGTTCCTGGTTCTTTGTGGTCACTAAGAACTGCGGGAACAACTACACAACTGAATGCGCTTGGATTTAGAAATAATTCATTCCTTTTAGGTGGAACTGGAGCAGGAATTTTTTATTGGACTTTAAGGACTTCTGGTACTACTTCTCCCCTTAATGGTCTTACTTATGAAAATAATACTTATTTTGTTGTTGGTAATGGTGGAAACTTAAGAACTTCAACGGATGCAATCGTTTGGATAGCAAGGACTTCAGGTAATACTAATGTTAATTGGGTAATTTCTTATGCAAATAATCTTTACATAATTGCAGGTCTTTTTGCTGGCGGTGTAAATGAATTTTTAACTACATCAACAGATGCAATCACTTGGAGTACAAGAACTACTGGGTTTGGTACTGGTCAAATTAATGCACTTACTTTTGCAAACAACACTTATGTTGCTGGTGGTCAAACTGGAAAATTAATAACCTCAACAGACGCAATCATCTGGACTTTAAGAACCTCTGGATTTGGTAGCAATGCTGTTAATTCTTTTGGTTATGGTGGTGGTCTTTATGTTGCTGGTGGTGCTGCTGGAGTATTAAACACTTCAACAGACGCAATCATCTGGACTTTAAGAACTTCTGGTTCTGCGAGTCAAATTAATACTCTTATTTTTGCAAATAGTTTATATTTGTATTGTGGTGGTGCTGCTGGAAGAGTAAGCACCTCAACAGATGCAATCACTTGGGTACTGAGAACTACTAGTGGTACTACTATTTTTAATGCTCTCACCTACGCAAACAATCTTTATGTTGCTGGTGGTGGGAGTGGAATATTAACTACCTCAACAGACACAATCACTTGGACCTTAAGAACTTCTCTTTCTAATGCTCAAGTGAATGCACTTACCTTTGGAAATGATATTTATCTTGCTGGTGGTGCTTCTGGAGTATTACACACCTCAAATTATTCTACATTAACGAATGATGAAGGATTCGGTGCATATTTCTCCACTTCTACAGACACCATATATTGGATACTTCGCACAACTACTCTAAGTCAAACAATTAATAGTATAGGAACCAGTAACGATTATATTGTTGCGGGAGGTAGTGATATACTTGGTAATGGTGGTAGAATTTCAGTAACTACAGATGGAATCAATTGGTTATTGAGAACTACAGGGTTTGGTAATGCAACGATTAACAGTGTTGTTTATGGTAATGTTTATGTTGCTGGGGGTAATTTAGGAACTCCTACGGTTCAGTGGACTGCAAGAACTTCTGGTTTAGGTCTTGGTGGTATTAATACTATTAGTTATGCCTCAGACCAAACAAATTCTTATCTTATTACTAGTAGTAATAATACGATAGCAACCTCAACAGACGCAATCACTTGGACTTTAAGAACTTTTGCATTTAATGGTTCGGCTATTCTACTTGCAAGTTCTTACGGAAACAATACTTATCTTGCTGGTGGTAGTTTTGGAGTACTAAACACTTCAACAGATGCAATCACTTGGATTTTAAGAACTTCTGGTATAACACAAACTCTTAATGCTCTTACTTTTGTAAACAATACTTATGTTGCTGGTGCTAATATTGGAACATTAAGTACCTCAACAGATGCAATTACTTGGACTTTAAGAACCTCTGGATTTGGTAGCAATGCTGTTAATTCTTTTGGTTATGGTGGTGGTCTTTATGTTGCTGGTGGTGCTGCTGGAGTATTAAACACTTCAACAGACGCAATCATCTGGACTTTAAGAACTTCTAATAATAACAATGCTACTGTTTTTGTAATTACTTATGCAAATAATACTTATGTTGCTGGTCATGGTGGTGGGAGAATAACTGCATCAACAGATGCAATTGTTTGGACCATAAGAACTTCTGGGTTTGGTACTACTCAAATTAATGCTCTTACATTTGCAAATAATCTCTATGTTGTAGGGGGTAATTCTGGAGTAATAAGTATTTCAACAGACACAATTATTTGGACTGCAAGAACTTCAAACACTATACAAAATCTTACTGCTCTTACTTTTGGAAACAATCTTTATGTTGCTGGTGGTGCTAATGGAGTATTAAACACTGCTACTTATTCAAGTCTTACAGACCTAGTACAAAACGGTGTTCTTCAAACATCCACAGACACAATTACTTGGTCTTTTAGAACTACAACAGATACATCAAATTCAATTAATGGTTTAGTATATACTGCAACACCTTCAAGTAATTATGTTGCGGTTCGTAATAGTGGAGCAATTAATACTTCTACTGATGCAATTATTTGGACTGCAAGTGGTGCAATAGTATCAAATACCACACAAAACCTAAATGCAGTTGTTTATGGAAACAATCTTTATGTTGCTGCTGGTGGTTCTGGTGCAATTGTAACTTCTACGGATTCTAATACTTGGACTCTAAGAACTTCAGGTACAACATCAATTCTTCGTGGTCTTTCTTTCAGTGGTTCCACTTATGTAGCAAATGGAGACTCTGGACGTATTTTATCCTCAACAGATGCAATTACTTGGATTGCAAGAACTTCTGGTACTACCGCAAACTTAATTGGTGATGTTGGTGTCGGTAATACCTTTATAACTGCTGGTGCTTCTGGTGCTCTTTCTGCTTCTCCAGTTCGTCTTGGTTCTGGTGGTCCTGGTGGTGGGGGTGGAGCATCAGTGACTTGGGAACTTGATAGAACTCAAATCACAGGGTCTTCATTTAATGTAAGTGTTGGTGCTGGTGGAACTGGTGGTGGGCAAAACATATCTAATAGTTGGACTTTAAGAACTTCTGGTACTACATCAATTTATCTATCAGCAATTTATGCAAGTAATCTTTATGTTGTTGGTGGTCTTAGTGGAAGATTAATTACGTCAACAGACACAATCACTTGGACCTTAAGAACTGCTGGTTCTGGTGCTATTGCTTCTGTTCGTACTCTCCTCTATACATCATTCTATATTCTTGGTGGTAGTTTTCCTAGTCCATTAAACACTTCAACAGACGCAATCACTTGGATCTTAAGAACTTCTGGGTTTGGTACTACTCAAATTAATGTTCTTACTTTCGCAAACAATACTTATGTTGTTGGTGGTGATAATGGAAAAATTAATACTTCAACAGACGCAATCACTTGGACTTTAAGAACTGCTGGTATTGGTTTAGATACAATTTATTCTATTACTTTTGGAAATAATACTTATGTTGCTGGATGTCTTAATGGAATAATAATCACTTCAACAAATGCAATTGAATGGACTTTAAGAACTTCTTCATTAGTAACTAATCAAGTTAAAAGTGTTTTTTATGCAAATAATCTATATCTTGCAGGTTCAGTTCCTTCTGGTGGAGGAACTGCTAGTTTAGTAACATCAACAGATGCAATTGTTTGGACTTTAAGAACCTCTGGATTTGGTACTAATGGAATTTATAGTAATTTCATTTACCAAAACGGTAATTACTTTGTTGCTGGTAGTGGAGGAGTATTAAACACTTCAACAAATGCAATTGTTTGGACTTTAAGAACTTCTGGATTTGGTACTAATTTCATTTATGCTCTTACTTTTGGAAACAATACTTATCTTGCTGGAGGAGAATCAGGAACTCTCACAGCACTAGACCTATCAGCACAAGCAGGTTCAAACACTACAGTATCCTGGACTGGACCTGCTGGAACTTATACAGTCACTGCGAATGGTGGTTCTGGTGCTACTGCTTATGGTGCTGGTGCTGGTGGTACAGTTCCAAATAGAAACTTTAATTACTTAAGAGCAAGTGCAGGTGCTGCTGGTGCATCTTCTCTTTATCCAGGTACAACACCAACGGCAGCAGCAACATCAACACTTTCATATCAAACAACTGGTGGTGGTTCTGGTTCTCATTCAATTGTTTATAATGTAAATGCTGGTGTTCTTGGTGGTGGTGCAGGAACGATTAATTATTATGCAAACACAGCAGCAAATACATCAATTGAAGTGAATGGAAGTTTAGGACCTAATGTTACTGGACTTTCTTATGGTGGTGGTGGAAGTGGTGGAGGTGCTGCAAGTGATAATGCACTTTTATGGACTACAAGAACTTCTAATACTGGTGGTAATAATCTTTATGCTCTCACTTTTGGAAATAATACTTATGTTGCTGGTGGTGTTTCTGGAACATTAAATACTTCAACAGACGCAATCACTTGGACTTTAAGAACTTCTAGTGCTACTACTCAACTTAATGTTCTTATTTACACAACTTTTTATGTTGCTGGTGGTTCTTCTGGAGTATTAAACACTTCAACAGACGCAATCACTTGGACTTTAAGAACTTCTGGATTACCTTTGGGTATTAATGCTCTTACTTTTGGAAATAATACTTATGTTGCTGGTGGTGTTTCTGGAACATTAAATACTTCAACAGACGCAATCACTTGGACTTTAAGAACTTCTAGTGCTACTACTCAACTTAATGTTCTTATTTACACAACTTTTTATGTTGCTGGTGGTTCTTCTGGAGTATTAAACACTTCAACAGACGCAATCACTTGGACTTTAAGAACTTCTGGGTTTGCTACTAATAATATTAATGCATTTACTTTTGGAAATAATATTTATGTTTCTGCTGGTGCTTCTGGAGTATTAACTACTTCAACAGACGCAATCACTTGGACTTTAAGAACTTCTAGTGAGAGTTCTGGTATTAATGCCCTTATCTATCAAAATAATTTATATCTTTATGGTGGAACATTTAGATTACATGCATCTACAGACGCAATTGTTTGGACTGCAAGAACTGTAGGGTCTAATCCTACTCCGTATGCTTTCACATACGGAAATAATACTTATGTTGCTGCTGGTCTAACTGGAGCATTATATACTTCACCAACAATTACCGCAGGAGCAGGAGGTGCTGGTTCTAAAGGTGGTGGAGGTGGTGGAGGTGGATATGAAGAAACCACAAACACCGCAGGTACTGGAGGAACTGGTGGTGATGGATATGTTCGTATCAGTTGGTACTAAAGGAGGATAACTAAATGACTACCGCAGGTTCTAATTTTATTTCTGGTATTACTACAACAGTCTTTGCTTCAACTGATGTAGTCAATAAGGATTATGTAGATGCTAATGCACAACCCTTACCATCACAAACTGGTAATGCTGGTAAGTTTTTACTTACAACTGATGGAACAAGTCTTTCTTGGGATTATGTTTCTAACTATCAGGAATTTACATCAACTGGAGCACAGACTTTTACAGTTCCAAGTTATACAAACCTTTTGTTTATTGAAGCAGTTGGTGCTGGCGGTGGAGGAAGTGCGGGGCAGACAACAGCACAGGCAGGAGTTACTTGGACAATTAGAACTGCTATAAACATATCTAGTTCTGGTGGTGGTAATGTTACTTTTGGAAATTCTCTGTTTATTTCTGGAGTAAATTCTAACACAATAGTCGTATCAACAGATGCAATTTCTTGGATTTTGAGAACTGCTGTATTCAATACTAGTCCATCTTCTGCAGAGTATCTTAATGGTAATTATTTTGTTGGTGGAAATGTATTTTTAACTACATCGACAGATACAATCACTTGGATATTGAGAACTACTGCAGGTATGGTAACTGGAATTACCTTTGGAAATAGTATTTACCTCGCCACTGGTACTGGTCTACCTTTAGAATCATCAACCGATACCATAAATTGGACTCTGAGAACTGGTGGAGGTATTGGAGGTTCGTCTTCTGTTGGTTTTGGAAATGGTATTTTTCTTGCTGGTGGTTTTTCTGGTATCTTAAACACTTCAACAGACGCAATCACTTGGACCTTAAGAACTTCTGGGTTTAATACTACTATTAATGTTTTTACTTATACAACTTTTTATGTTGCTGGTGGTAATAGTGGAGTCTTAAATACCTCAACAGACGCAATCACTTGGACTCTGAGAACTTCTGGTTTTGGTGCTAATAATATTCGTACTCTTACCTTTGGAAACAACATTTATGTTGCTGGTGGTGATTCGGGAAGACTCAATACTTCAACAGACGCAATCACTTGGACCTTAAGAACTTTTGTTAGTACGACATTATTAATAAGTTCTACTTATGGAAACAATACATTCCTTTTTTCAGGTTCAGGTGGTCCAACTTCATTACACACCTCATACTCCCAAGCATCAGGAGCAGGAGGAGGTGCAGGTTCTTATACTTCCTGGTATATTCCAAAAGCAATTGTATCATCAAACCTCACAATCAATCCTGGTGTTGGTGGAGCAGGAGCAACCACAGACGCAGCAACAGGTTCAGCAGGAGCAGGAACCACAGTATCCTGGACTGGACCTGGAGGAACTTATACAATCACAGCATCTGGTGGTTCTGGAACAGCAGCAGGAGCAGCACAACTCACAAGTCAATCAAGTTCTTTTTATACCACTGCAGGACTTTCTGGGGCAAATCAATCTCCAGGAATAGGTATCACAGCAACAGCACAAACTAATCAATTCCAACCAACAGGTGGTGGAAGTGGTGCTGGTTCTACTTCAAGTGCTGGTGGTTCTGGTGGAGTAATCAACGTATATGGAATCACAACATCAGCATCTGGTGGAGACTCTACAGGAACAAATGGAACTAATGCTATTGTAATCTCTGGACTTCCTTATGGTTCTGGTGGAGGTGGTGGAGGTGCAAGTGTTTCTATTGCAGCAACTGGTGGAAATGGTGCTCGTGGTGGTGGTGGAGGTGGTGGTGCTTCTATCGGTTCTACTTTTGGTTCTGGTGGAAATGGTGGTGATGGTTACGTGAAGATTACCTGGTGGTAAATAAATACCCTTATGGAAGATAGAAGACAATGGCAACATTAGACAGCAATAAGGTTACTAGTGTAAGTGTAGTATCTGGTACGACTGATGCTGTAAATCGTCAATATCTTGATGATAATGCTCTTCCAAGTTTAACTGGAAATGCTGGAAGATTTTTAGCAGTTTATCCTGGTGCTCAGTATTGGGTGTTGAGGACTTCTGGTTCTGTGTCAGGTTTAGGTGCTAATGTTTACACAACTTTTTATGTTGCTGGTGGTGTTTCTGGAAGATTGAATACCTCAACAGACGCAGTTACCTGGACTTCAAGAACTTCTGGATTTGGTCTCTCTAATATCAATGCTCTTACTTATTCAACTTTTTATGTTGCTGGTGGTTTTTCTGGTATCTTAAACACTTCAACAGACGCAATCACTTGGACCTTAAGAACTTCTGGTTTTGCTACTACTATCATTTATGCTCTTACTTTTGCTAATAATCTTTATATTGCTGCTGGTGATAGTGGAGTATTAAACACTTCAACAGATGCTATTACTTGGACCTTAAGAACTTCTAACTTTGGTGGTTCTCAATATATTCAAAGTGTTACTTTTGCAAATAATACTTATGTTGCTGGTGGTGTTGCTGGAATTATAAAGACTTCAATAAATGGAATTGTATGGGTCGCAAGAACTTCTGGTTTTGGTGGTGATGCTATTATCGTTCTCAATTTTCTTAATAACGCTTATGTTGCTGGTGGTGGTTCTGGAAAATTAAGTACCTCAACCGATGCAATCACTTGGACCTTAAGAACTACTGGTACTGGTCAAAATATAAGAAATCTTACTTATGGAAATAATACTTACGTTGCTGGTGGTTCTAATGGAACATTAATTACTTCAACAGATACTATTATTTGGTCCATAAGAACTTCTTTAGTTACTAATTCTATTAATGGAATAGTTTTTGCAAACAATGCTTATACTGCATTTGTTGGTGGTGGTGAAATAATAACTTCCCAAGCAACTCAAAAAATCTGGGAACCCATAAATGCTACAACAACCACACCACAAGACCCAGTATCATACAAAGGTTCTCAAGAATTCACAAGTTCTGGAACATTCTTTATTCCTCCAACAGCAACCCAGTTTTACATTGAAGCAATCGGTGGTGGTGGAGGCGGAGCATCAGGAAGAGTTACGGGAACATTAGGTTCTGGTGGTGGTGGTGGTTCTGGTGCTTATAATTCTTGGTTAATTCGTCGTGGAGAACTTGGAAGTGCTTCTACGATGACCGTGACTGTTGGTGCTGGTGGTCGTGGTGGAAACAATCGTGGAATGAGTACGAGTACTGATGGAATTGTATGGGAGACTGTTCCTGGTGGATCTGGTCTTACTTATTCAGTTCAAAAACTATTGTATAATAATCCATACTATGTTGCACTTTTTACGGCATCTGGAATTACAGTATCTACTGATAATGGAGTTACTTGGAGAATTAGAACAACTGGTTATTCTTCAATTACAACTTTTTCATCGTTAACTTATGGTAATAGTCCTACTGATACTTATGTTGCAGGTGATAATGCTGGTAGACTGATAACTTCAACGGACACAATTATTTGGACTTTAAGAACTGCTGGTACTACTGTATCTCATAATGCTCTTGTTTTTGCAAATAATACTTACGTTGCTGGTTGCCCTGCTGGAAGATTACTTACTTCAACAGACGCAATCACCTGGACTTTAAGAACTTCAAATACTGCACAAACTTTTTATGCTCTCACTTTTGCAAATAATACTTATGTTGTTGCTGGTGATTCTGGAGTATTAAACACTTCAACAAACGCAATTCAATGGACTTTAAGAACTTCTGGAATAATTAATACTATATTAGGATTAATATTTGGAAATAATCTTTATGTTGCTGGTAGTACTCTTGGAGTCATAGTAACCTCAACAGATACAATTGTTTGGACTTTAAGAACTTCAGGAACCACCACACAATTAAATGCCCTCTCATACACAAACAATCTCTACATAACAGCAGGTGCTTCTGGAGTTCTTGCATCATCTACAGACACAATCACTTGGACGCAAAGAACCTCACTCTTTAAGGCACAAAACATCAACGCACTCACATACGGAACAGTCTTTGTTGCTGGTGGTGTTAGTTCTGGTGGTGGAAGTTCTGGTAGTGGATCAAGTGTTACTTGGATTGGAAATACTCCAACAGGTACTGCGACTTATCAATTAACTGCTGCTACTGGTGGTGGAGCAAGTGATACAGCAACCACAGCAGGAACCCAAGGTTCATCTTTAGTTGCAACAACAAATAATCTTTATACTACTGCTGGTGGTGCTGGTGGTGCTGGATTATCAGCATTAGCAACTTCAAACTCTTCTACACAAGCAAGTGCATTCCAAGTTTCTGGTGGTGGAGGAGGAGCATATAATACCAATACAGGAGGTAATTCAGTTTCTTATTATTATGGAAATACTGCTACAACGAGTGGTGGAAGTAATACTGGTGGTAATGGTGCTGATGGTATTCCTGGAAGTTATACTGGGTCTTATGGTTCTGGTGGAGGTGGTGGAGGTGCTTTGAGCACTGGAATTAATAGTTGGTATGCAAGAACTGCTGGTTTTGGTGGTAATGCTATTAATAATATCACTTTTGGAAACAATACTTATGTTGCTGCTGGTGCTAATGGTACATTAAATACTTCAACAGACGCAATCACTTGGACCTTAAGAACTTCTGGGAATTCTACTGCGAGTATTAATGCTATTATTTTTGCAAACAATACTTATATCACTGCAGATAATGGTGGAACATTAAACACTTCAACAGACGCAATCACTTGGGAGTTAAGAACTTCTGGGTATGGTGGTACTTGGTATACTCTTACTTTTGGTAATGGTATTCATATTGTTGGTGGTATTAGTGGAAGGTTAAGTACATCAACAGACACAATTACTTGGACCTTAAGAACTTCTGGTTTTGGTGGTAATGCTATTAATAATATCACTTTTGGAAACAATACTTATGTTGCTGGTGGTGCTTCTGGAGTATTAAACACCTCAACAGATACAATCACCTGGACCTTAAGAACTGCTAGTTTTGGTTCTAATGGTATTACTGCGATCACCTACGCAAACAATCTCTATGTTGCTGGTGGTGGTACTTTCCCCATGACTGTAAATATCTCAACTGATGCAATCACTTGGCAATTAAGAACTGTTGGATTTTCTGGAAATACTTTAAGGGGACTTACATATGGGAATAATATCTATGTTTTATGTGGTGATTCTTCTCAATTGAGAACTTCAACTGATACTATTGTGTGGATTGCTAGAACTACTGGGGTTTCTTTTGTTTTAAATAATATTATTTTTGGTAATAATCTTTTTGTATCTGGTGGTACTAGTGGTGGACTTATAACAGCATCAGACACCACAGCATCAGCAGCAGGACACGGAGGAAATGGAACTCGTGGTGGTGGTGGAGGTGGAGGTGGATACTCCATAGAACAAAACAAATTTGGTGTTGGTGGTGATGGTGGAAATGGATACGTAAAAATTACCTGGTGGTAAAACTTGCCTAGATATGATAGAATGAATTCAATATGACTTTATTGTATGCCCCTGAATTATACAAATCAAACGACAAGTACAAGTCTTAAAGGAAAAACCATTGCTTTCTGTCTTCCAGGATTGATGTATTCTGGAACTTTTATGACTCAGTTCATAAGATTACTGTTTGACCTGAATCAACAAGGAATTAATTTTTATATCTCCCAACAATACAGTTCAATGGTGAATCACGCACGAACTGATTGTTTGCAGGCAGATAATTATGCAGGAACGATGCTCACTCCTTTTAGAGGACAGGTTCCTTATGATTATATTATGTGGATTGATAGTGATATTATCTTCAAGACAGAAGACCTGATTGAACTTCTTAAAATGAATAAGGATATTGCTGCTGGTTGGTATGTTCAATCAAATGGTGGGATTCTTTCCAATCAATCTACTGTTGTAGAAAGAATGAATCAACAAGAACTTTATGAGAAAGGTTCTAATAAGTATGAGACTGTTGAAGATATGTCTCGCAGAACAGAACCTTTTAAAGTAGATTATTGTGGTTTTGGTTGGATGTTGATTAAGAAAGGTGTCTATGAAAAAATTCCTTATCCTTGGTTTGTTCCGAGAGTGATTCAACTCAAGAAACCAGATGGGACTATTCTTGAAGATGTCTGCTCTGAAGACATCTCTATGTGTGAAGACTTCCGCAAGTATGGGTTTGATATTTGGGTTCATCCAAAAGTTCGTGTCGGTCACCAGAAAATGATTACTATTTAAATCTTATGCTAAATTATTCTAATTCACAGCAACAAGAGACAAAACCACATTTTAATGTGGTGATTACAACTCCAGGTAATTCAATGTGTGCGGACTATGTAAAGTGTCTGCTCGCAACGATTCATACACTTCAAGCAAATAATATTTCTTGGTTATACCAGAACGAGTATGCTTCTATTATTACAAATGCAAGAGAAGCAACGATTACAGGTTCAAGAAATCTAGAAGTCTTTAATTCTGCACCAGGTAAAGGTCAATACACTTATGATAAAATCTTCTGTATTGATAGTGATATTGTCTGGAATCCAGAGCAGTTTCTAAGACTTTATGCAAGTGATAAGTCAGTTATTTCTGCTGTGTACTTTGAGGCACAGGGAAATGATGCAATGATACACAAACAAAAAAATGATTTTAAACCAACCACAAGAGAAGAACTTCAACTTCTTCAACAACTAGGAGAACCGATTGAAGTTTATGGTGTTGGTATGGGATTTATGTGCATCAAGTCTGGTGTCTTTGAATCACTCAAAAGACCCTGGTTTGGTCTTGGGAAGGTCATTCAAGAGGTAGATGGAGTAACTTATGAACTTCCACTTGGAGAAGACTTATACTTCTGTGAGAGGGTCGCAGAGCAGGGTCATAAGGTTTATGTAGACCCCAACATTATTGTTGGACACATTAAGAGTAATATTGTATGTTGAATTATACTAACGAAAAGAAAAATCCAAAAACTATCGCAGTTTTCTATCATCTTTATATTCCAGACACCAACAATATGTGGATTTGGTGGGTGGATGAACAGATGAGTCTGTTGAAGTCCACTGGTCTTGCTGATAAGGCAACCATTAATATGTGTATTACCCTACCTCTTGGTCTTTATAATTCCAAAACAGGACATTCATATGACCAAATGGTGACTGGATATATCAAAGACAGATTCCCATTTGTAAACATCATTGATATGAGAGGTGTGGGGGAACAACCAAATCTTTATGAAGGTCAAACACTTGCAAAGATTTATGAGCATTGTCTTCAAGAGGATGGTTATGTCTTCTACTTCCATAATAAAGGAATGAGTTCTTATTCAACCCATATTCCTGGTGCGATCAAGGACTGGAGACACTATATGCAGTATTATAATATTGAAAAGTGGGAAGACTGTATTGCAAAACTAGACGAAGGTTATGATTGTTGTGGTGTTGACTGGGTAGAAAGACACGACATCAAACTTGATTTTGTTGTTCAACATTATGCAGGAAACTTCTGGTGGGCACGAAATGATTACATCCGCAAACTGAAGCATCCACTCAAAATTGAAGAGTATATGGATGTAGAAGCAATGATGAGAGAGTTACAGAACTATCGTTATTGTTTTGAATTATGGATGGCTACAGGACTTCCAAAGCAACATTGTTTCCATTATCGTCGTCATCATCAATACGATAATCAAGGTCTTGAAAGATACTTCACTTATTATCCTCCAGAAATGTATCGTGATGATGTTGAAAAAGATGAGACGAAATATAATAGGAATAAGTTAGATGTATTAATGGAAGTTGGAAGTAAAAACTTATTCAACTGGAGAGACCATAGACAGTTTGCAGATTGGTTAGTTCGTAGAAAGCAACCAGAAACAATTGTTGATTTGGGTGTGGATTATGGATACTCAACATTCTGTTTTGCACTTCCAGAAATCGGTCAAGTTTATGGTATTGATAGTTTTGAAGGAGATATTTGTGCTGGAGAAAGAGATACTTATGAATATGTGAGAGATAAAGTTAAAGAACTTGAATTGAATAATGTTACAATTATCAAAGGGTTCTTTGACGATGTTGTTAAAACTTGGAATAAACCAATTGATATTTTGCATATTGATGGTCTTCATACTTATGAAGCAGTCAGAAATGATTTTGAAAAGTGGATTCCATTTGTAAAAGAAAATGGTATAATATTAATGCATGATACTATGGTTGATGACCCTAAGTTTGGTGTGAGTAGATTCTTTAAAGAAATTAATTTACCTAAAACAAACTTTGGGCATTGTAATGGATTGGGTGTAGTTGCTGGAGATATAAATCTCATTAATGAAATTAAAAAGAATTTTGGAGAGTTTATCCGTGAAATTTAATTTAGTAAGAATTGTTCCTGATAATGGATTTGATGTTCACGCACAAGTCTTTCATGAGATTGAAGCAGCAATGTTTTTTTCTCTACAACGATTGGGACATGATGTAACAAATAGCACAAATCAATTTGCATCAGACCGAAGAAATATCGTGTTTGGAATGCATCACTGTCCTGTTGATGTGGTAAGACATGATATTCCAAAAGGAACAATTGTTTATTCTCTGGAACAAATGAAAGACCAACCAGAGTGTATGCGTTGGTGTCGTAAGTATCGTGGTCTTGAAGTATGGGATTATTCTCTTCGTAATGTAGAGGTTCTTCAAAAGGCAGGTGTGGAGAATATTAAGTACTGTAAGATTGGTTATGTTCCAGAGATTTCATACTTTGAAAGAAATAAACCACAAGACCGTGATATTGATATTCTGTTTTATGGATGCCCTTCACCACGAAGAGTTCATATTATGGAGCAGTTTTCAAACAATCCAAAACTGAACTTTGTTCATATTCAATCAACTTATGGTGATGAACGAGATGAATATATCAAGAGAGCAAAGTTAGTCATCAACCTTCATAATCACGATAATCAAATCTTTGAAATGGTTCGTGTATCTCATTTGATTCAAAACAAAGTTCCAGTTCTTGCAGAAAGAAACCCTGATACAGACTTCCCTGATTATATGGAAGACACGGTATTCACTTCAACTTACAATCGTTTTGTGGATACTGCTTACAGACTTCTCAAGAAACCAGAAGAACTTGACGCACAAGCAGAAAAAGGTCTTGAAATCTTTAAGAAGTCTCCAATGGAAAACTTCTTAAAGGAGGTTTTATGATCCCTCATATTTACCATCAACCTGAGTTTGGTGAAGACTGGTTTACTTATCCAGAACTTTATAAGGATATGGTAAACAGGTTTCCTTCTGGTAGTAAATTTGTTGAAATTGGGTCATGGAAAGGTAAGTCTTCTGCTTTTATGTGTGTTGAGATTGCTAATTCTGGAAAGCAAATTGACTTCTATTGTGTAGATACTTTTGAAGGAAGTGTAGAACATCAAAACAATCCAGAACTACCACGTCTTTATAATATCTTTAAAGATAATATGAAATCTGTTGAAGGTTATTACCAAGATATGAGAATGTCTTCTATGGAAGCAGTTCAAAAGTTTCAGGATGAAAGTCTTGATTTTGTTTTTATTGATGGTTCTCACGAATATGAGGACATTAAAGATGATATTATTTCTTGGTTGCCTAAAGTAAAAAGAGGTGGTGTTCTTGCGGGACACGATTATTATTTTCCACCTCAACCCACTTCTTGGGGTATGAGACCAACTGGAAATAGTTATGAACTAGATCATTATTATAATTCAAATGCAAGTAGTGCTTATCGTGCGGTGAGAGAAACACTGGGAAATCAAAATGTACTTGCTGGTTATGATTGTTACGTCTACGAGAAGAAATAAATGAAAGTCATTGATAGTTTTTTATTCTTTAATGAGTTTGATATAGTCAAACTGCGATTGAATTATCTTAAGAATGTTGTTGATTACTTTGTAATTAGTGAGTGCAACTATACTCACGCAGGTAATCCAAAACCTTATTATCTTGATGAGGTTCTTGGTGAGTTTGATGAAGATATTCGTAGAAAGATTATTCGTCTGAAGTATGAACCAGATATTACTGATTATGACTTTTCAAATCGTGATGAATGTAATTTTGAATCTGGATTTTGGAAGATTGAGAGGGGTCAACGAGCACATATCATAGAAGGTTTGAAACAGTTTTCACCAGATGATTTGTTTATGGTGAGTGATGCTGATGAGATTCCAAGGGCAGAAGCAATTCAGTATTTGAGTCAACAAAGACTTGAAAGAGATTTTGTTGCAACCGCAAAGTGTGATTTGTTTTATTATAACTTTAAGACCTTTCACGATAGTCTTTGGGGAGGAACTGTCTTCACTACAGTTTCAAATGCGACTGAGAAGGGATGTGATTTCTTAAGATACAAAGCATATGAGTTTCCTTTTGTTGAACAAGGTGGGTGGCACTTCTCATATTTTGGTGACACCGAAAGAATTAGAACCAAATTACAATCATTTGCACACCAAGAATTCAATAAAGATGCTATAATTAATGATAGTAATATTTTGAATGCGATTGAATCTAAAAAAGATTTGTTCGGTAGGAATGAAAACTTTAAAGACTACAACTTTAGTAACTTTCCAGAAGAATTAAGAAGTCTGATTACAAAAATATTTCCAAAGGAGTTTTATGAAATGATGCAACCAGAAGTAATTACAAAACCAGAATATCTTCATAATAATATGCCTCCACTTCTGGAAGCAGTTCTCAACCCTGATGGTGTAGGTGGCACCGAACTTATGGGTCGCTCCTGGCAAGACTATGTTCTTCCTGCTGCTCCTGACCTTGCTGACTGGCACTGGGCAGTCATTCCAGGTGATAATACTTTGTCTCCCGATAGTTCTAATATCGTGTGGTTACACCCTCACCATATGGAAGAGGGTATTGAACGACTATTAGATAAGGAATTCCAGAAACACTTTAAGGCATACGTGTTTGTCTCTAACTGGCAGTATGAGAGGTTTGGTGAAAGACTTCAACTGCCGATGGAGAAGTGTTATGTTCTGAAAAATGCAACGCAACCATTCCCAGTTCATAAGAAACCAGAAGGAAAACTGCAACTGATGTTCCATTCAAATCCAATTCGTGGATTGGATATTCTTCTTGAAAGTATTAAACTCATTCCAGAAGAAGACTTTGAACTTCACATTTTCCATGAACTTGACCCTGATGAAAGGAAAAAACAATTCCAACAGGGTCTTCAAACTTACGAATACTCACATATTAATCCACAAGAAGAACAGTTTCTTCGGTATTGTTTAAGTCTTGCAAATCAGGATAAGAGAGTTGTTCGTCACACACGCACAAATAATTCTAAGATTCGTGAGCAACTGATGAATACTCACATCTTTGCTTATCCAACTTACTTTATGGAAACATCTTGTATTTGTATGATTGAAGCATTGTGTGCTGGATGCTCTGTGCTTTCTTCTAACCTTGCTGCACTTCCTGAGACTGGTCTTGGGTTTGCAAGACACTATGGTTTTATTCCAGACCGTCAAAAACATATTGAACGATTTACTAGAGAACTCAAGAGAACCATTACTGAGTATCGTAATGGTGAGTTTGATAATACAAGACAGGTTGAAATTTGTAATGAGTATTATAGTTGGGAAACCAGAGTGAAAGACTGGGTTCAATTCTCTAAGGAGTTGTGGAGGAAAGGATAATTGTATGATTATCTAATTGTTGGTGCTGGTTTATTCGGTGCAACATTCGCAAGACTTGCTGCTGATAGTGGTAAGTCTTGTTTAGTCATTGATAAAAGGTCTCATATTGGTGGTAATTGTTATACAGAAAAGATAGAAGACATTCATATACACAAATACGGAGCACATATTTTTCATACAAGTAATGAAAAAGTATGGAACTTTGTAAATCGTTTTGCGTCTTTTAATTCTTTTATCAATTCACCCAAAGCATTTTCAAAGGGGAAGTTATATTCACTTCCTTTTAATATGAATACTTTTTATGAGTTATGGGGAGTTACAAATCCACAAGAAGCAAAAAAAATTATTGAAAAACAGACACTTCAAATTAATCCAACCAATTTAGAAGAGCAAGCATTATATTTGGTTGGGTCTGATATTTACAACACTTTGATTAAAGAATATACAGAAAAGCAATGGGGTAAATCAGCAATAGAACTTCCCGCATTTATTATTAAAAGACTTCCATTGAGATTTACTTTTAACAATAATTACTTCAACGATAAGTATCAAGGTATTCCAACGGATGGATATACTCAAATGATAAACAAGATGTTGGATAATATTGAAGTCAAACTTAATACTGATTATTTTTCTAACAAAGAATACTTTAACTCAATTTCAAATCAAGTTGTTTATACTGGTTGTATTGATGAATTTTTTGATTATGAGTATGGAAGTCTTGAGTATCGTTCTTTAGACTTCAAAGAAGAATATCATTCTGTGGATAATTTTCAAGGCAATGCAGTCATTAATTACTGTGATAAATCATTTAATCATACCCGAATTATAGAGCATAAACATTTTCAATCTATTAATACACCTCATACAATAATTTCTTATGAGTATCCACAAGATTATCAAAAAGGAATGATTCCATATTACCCAATTAATAATGAAGATAATCAAAAGTTATATCAATTATACAAAGACAAGTCCAAAATATTGACCAATTTTATATTTGGTGGTAGACTTTGTGAGTATAAGTATATGGACATGGACGCAACTATTAAGTCAGCAATGAATAAGTTTGGAGATATTGAATGAAAAAGAAGTGTGCCGTATTTACAACAGTAAAAAATGAAAGTATTTTTTTACCGATTTGGTTAAGGCATTATCAGCAGTATTTTAATAATCAAGACATTTATGTTCTAGACCATCATTCCACAGATGGGTCTACTTCAAATCTTCCAGTCAATGTAAGAACTGTTGCAAATGATTATGTAAATGACCATGAGTGGTTAGTTAAAATTGCACAAGACTTTCAAAAAGAACTTTTGAAAGATTATGAGTGTGTGATTTTTGCAGAGAGTGATGAGATTTTATACTCTCTTGAAAAACCATTCAATCAAACAATAGATGAGTTTATTGCTGGTGATGACTTATACCTAACCTTCAGTGGTTATAGTGTAATTCAAGATATTCAAAATGAACCTGCGCTTCAAACTGGAGATTTTATTTTTGAAAAAAGAAACATCTGGTATAAAGATGCTGCTGAAGATAAAACATTGATGTCTAAAATTTCTCTTGAATGGAACTGGGGATTTCACTCACTGAAAGGTAAAAACAATAACTATCATCGTGATTGTTACATTGCACACCTTCATCGTTTTGATTTTGAGACGATGGTGAAAAGACATCAAGACCGCACAAGTTTTAAGCAAAAACAAGATGGCGGTGGAACTCATTGGAAATCAAATCAAAATGATATCTTTGAAGTTTTTCAACAAGTTGCATCTCAACCATTTTTAATTGCACAAGAGCATAAAAACTCTCTTAGGCACTTAACATATTGATAAATAAAAAAAAAACAAAATATAAAACTATGGCAACTGAAACGACAACGCTTACTCTACCTTTAAATCATCTTTACTATTTGACTGCTGATGGTAATAATGATACTGGATATACTCTAGAAGAAGTCCAGGCTCTTATTGATGAGAAGGGTGGAGAATTTGAAATTGAAGCAACGATTACTCATCCAGTTCCACCTCCTTATACTGTAGAAGGGGATATCGCAGCTCATCAAGAAAGAATTACAAATAATGAACAATACTTAACCACTCTTAGAGAAGAACTTTCTGGTCTTGAAGAAGGGACTGATGAATATACTCGTCTTGAAGAGCAAATTGCTGCTGTTGAGGCAGATATTCAAAATTCCAAAGACTATATTCAGTCTTTACAAACCACTTGACTTTTTTGTGAAAATACCTTATAATATTCAAGTCTTCAATATCCTTGTAACTTTGGGAATGAAGACCCTCTCTGTGGTGGGAGAGGTGAGTTGGTGGTATAATGAGAGGAGGATTTTACCTCCTCTTTTTTCTTATAAATTATATTAAATCTTATTTTGTCTTGTTCAGATATGAATTTCACTGTATATTCAAAAGATAATTGTCCTTATTGTTACAAGGTCAAACAAGTATTAGAGTTGACGGGAAGCAACTTTGTAGTGTATAATCTTGATGAGCACTTCACCAAAGATGAATTTTATGCTGAGTTTGGTGAAGGAACTACATTCCCTCAAGTTATCTGTGATAATCAAAAATTGGGTGGGTGTACGGACACTGTAAAATTCCTGAAAGAAAAACAAATTGTCTGATACGAACATAAATAAGTTTAACCACAGGAATCGTGGTGTTGAAATTTTTCTAAATGGAGGGAAAAGAAAGCAACCCAAATACTTCCACATTATTTTTCAGAAATTGGTTTGCTTTCTCCATCGGGAAGTAACCATCTATTTTGAATTTTCTTTAGATGTAAAGAAAAAAACAGTAGTTTCCCGGAGAAAGAAAAATGCTCGCAGTTAGCCTAGTTTTCGGTTCATTTTTAACCGTTTTGTTTCTTATAGTGGGACTTGTAACTGGTTGGGTAGCAAGAGAATATATGATGAACTATCGGGAAATTCCTAGACCTCATCCTGAGATGTTCGACCAACAAGGTAATCTTATACCTGACGAAGTAATTGCATTTAATTTTGAAAACTATTATGACTACGACACAGAAGAAGACGACGACGCCTAAAGCAAAGGTAGTTCAGACAAAAAAACCCACAACTCCAGCAGTTGTAGATAATCTCCCATCAAATCCTTTTACATTTGAGATTTTTGATCTTGTATCAAGGCAAAGGTCAAATGCTAAAAAGGTGGAGATCCTTAAAAAGTATGAGCATCCATCGTTGAAAGCAGTTCTCATTTGGAACTTTGATGAGACTGTAATTTCAATGCTTCCTGAAGGACCAGTTCCTTACTCAGGATACTCGGATCAAACTTCCTACAATGGAACCTTAAGCACTAAAATCACTGAGGAAGTCCGTAAGATGCACGAGACTGGATCCTTCTCTCTTGGATCTAGTGATAATCAGGGACGTACAACAATCCGTAAAGAGTTCAAGAACTTCTATCACTTTGTAAAAGGTGGTAATGATGGACTGAATAATATTCGTAGAGAATCAATGTTCATTTCAATCCTTGAAGGGCTTCATCCTCTTGAAGCAGAAATTGTTTGCCTTGTAAAGGATAAAAAACTTGGTGATAAGTATAAGATCACAAAAGAGATCGTTGCTGAAGCTTATCCAGATATTCATTGGGGAGGTCGTTCGTGAGTCAAGTTCGTGATGTAACTCAAACACCACAAAATATAGAAAAGCATATGGACCACTGGACATCAGCAGAAAAAGAAACCTGTAAGTCACGCTACGGATGTGATATTCTAATTGAAAACAGTTCTTATGCTGAAGTCTGTACGAAAGATGCACCCAACGATGCTTATATCATCAAGTATTCTGTGGATGATAAAATTTGTTTTGATCTTACAAGAGGAACAAGAGTTCGTTTGTTTGATATGTACTGGGACAAGTTTCGTGGGAATCTGAAGAGTATTGACTTTGGATATGGGCGAGTCAATCCAAAACTGTGGGGTTACAAGTCACCCGAAAAGAAAAAGCGAAAGTGATTTACCAAATGCTGGGAAAAATTCCCGGCAATTTTTTTGTCCCTTAAGATTTTATAAAATTGTAACAAATATTACAAAAAAACTTATATAATTATAGGGTTGATCCCCTCCTTTTTTTATGCTAAAATCCTGAGAGAGAATGGTATCTTATGGACAAGGACAAACTAAAACTGATTGTCCGTAATCTTGAATTATTGGTTGATTCTCTGAAAGCAGAAGTTTATTCTGATACATCTGCATACAAATACACAGAACCAGATGTGAGAAAAAGACCGATTTTAGATTACGACGAAATTTTTGAGGACTCTGATTTAGATGACTAGTAGAGCACGGAAACTTATAAAGTTGCTTGAACGCCTTGTGAAGCAAGAGCATCTTTATACAGATGAAAAAATTTTAGAAATGAAACAACAACTGCGAGCACTAAAAGAAGAACTCGCAGAACTCGAAGCAAAAACATCAAAAGGATTTGGAAAGAAATGACTGTAAAACTTATTTCGGTGACTCCCGATGCAGAAAAAACAATGGCGTATATTGCGCGAGTTTCTAATCCTGCGAATCAAGACAACGAAAACTATGCCAAGTTGCTTGCTTATTGTATTAATCACAATCATTGGTCTGTTTTTGAACAGTCTTCTATGACTCTTGAGATTGAAACAAATCGTGGAATCGCAGCTCAAATCCTTCGTCACCGTTCATTTACATATCAAGAATTTTCGCAACGGTATGCTGATACTTCTCTGATTTCCGAATACATTCCTGTACCAGAACTTCGTCGTCAGGATACTAAGAATCGTCAGAACTCAATTGATGATATTCCTGAGTATGAGAAACTGACTTTGCAGAGTAAAATTCAAGAGCATTTTGCACAGTCTATGCGCCTCTACAAGGAACTTCTTGCTCACGGAGTAGCAAAGGAGTGTTCAAGGTTTGTATTGCCCTTGGCGACGCCCACACGCATCTATATGACCGGTTCTTGCCGTTCGTGGATACATTATATCAATCTGCGTTCTGCAAACGGTACTCAGAAAGAGCATATGGATATTGCACTTGCTTGCAAAGAAGTTTTTAAGGAGCAATTCCCCTCAGTGTCTGAAGCTCTAGAGTGGATCTAAATAAATTATCTTGAATTCGTAACTTTATGCCGACCTATAGATTTGAAAATACAGAAACTGGTGAAATCTTTGAAAAATGGATGCTTATGGCAGAAAAGGAACCATATCTTAAAGAAAATCCTCACCTTAAACCACTTATTCCAACACAAATGAATGTTGGTGAAGTGGGTGATTGGAGGAATAAACTCACCTCCAAACATCCTTCCTGGAACACTGTCCTTGAAAAAGCCAGCAGAGCTCCAGGATCAACAGTAAAAAAATTATAAACCAGGTTATAATATAAATAATTTAAACATTCCAACCTGGTTTATAATATGACTAGAGAATATAAAAAACACCCTGAGATAAAGGTGGGCGATAAATTTTATCATCTTGAAGTTATATCTAATCCTTTTTATGAAACTTATTCAAATGGCAGAAAAAGAAAAAAACTTTTGTGTAGATGTGTTTGTGGAACAGAAAAAGTTTTTAGATATGATAGTTTTGTGTGTAAAAATGAACTAGACAGAGCAAAAAGTTGTGGTTGCAAACATACTTACAGAAACAACTTTAATGCTCAAAAAAGAAGAAAACCAGAAAGTGTCTATAGATACATTTACGAACAATATCAATCTGGAGCAAAAACTAGAAATATAAATTTTGATTTATCAAAAGAAGAATATCTTGAAATTATTAAACGAAATTGTTATTATTGTGGTTCAGAACCAGAGTTAAAGCAACCTCACAGAGGTAGGGGGAAATATGTAGGTGTTCCTGTTCCTTACAATGGAATTGACCGAATAGATAGTATGAGAGGATATGAAAAAGAAAATTGTGTCCCCTGTTGTACTAAATGTAACTATATGAAAAGTGATATGAATGTTTCTTCATTTATGAACCATATTTTAAAAATAGCAAATCATCAAAAACTCTAATATGGCTAGAAGAAAAAGGACGAACGACCAACCAATAGGGGTTGGTTTAACAACCCGTCAAATGAAGCGTAGAAAACCATTAAGTTCTGAATATCTTGTAGATATTGAACCACTCACAGATAATCAAAAAAGATTATTTGATTCTTATAAAGACCAAAAGCATATCGTCGCTTATGGGTGCGCTGGAACTGGTAAGACTTTTATCACACTCTATAATGCTATTCAAGATGTATTGAACGAAAGAAGTCCTTACGAAAAAGTCTACATTGTTCGTTCTTTAGTTGCTACTCGTGAAATTGGATTTCTTCCTGGTTCTCACGATGATAAGGCAGACATCTACCAGATTCCCTATAAGAATATGGTGAAGTATATGTTCCAAATGCCTAGCGACAGCGAGTTTGAAATGCTTTATGGAAATCTTAAAGCACAAGAAACGATTAAGTTCTGGTCAACTTCATTCCTTCGTGGAACAACTTTGGATAATTCCATTATCATTGTAGATGAATTCCAAAACCTCAATTTCCACGAATTAGATTCAATCATCACTCGTGTTGGTGAAAATACTAAAATTTGTTTCTGTGGTGATGCTTCTCAGTCTGACTTGCAGAAAACAAATGAACGCAATGGTATTGTAGACTTTATGACGGTATTGCGTAAAATGCCTTCCTTTGATATAATTGAATTTGGTGTAGATGATATTGTCCGCTCTGGACTTGTTAAAGAATACATCCTTGCAAAAATGGAAGCTGGTTTTTGATGTTCAAACATATTGATATTGACCTCCCCGACCTTGAAAGGGAGACTATTGATGGTGTAAGGTATTACAAAGTTCCCACAGAAGAAGAACTTCTCCGACTGGTCTCCATCACTTCGGTGACCAGTCATTTTAATAAAGAAATTTTTGTTAATTGGAGAAAGAAAGTTGGGAATGAAGAGGCAGAGCGTATCACAAAAGCGGCAACAAGTCGTGGAACTGATATGCATACTCTTGTAGAGAATTATCTTTACAATAAAAATCTGCCCCCCGTTCAACCAATATCTGACTTTCTGTTTAAGATTGCAAAGACAGATTTAAATCGTATAAATAATATTTACGCCCTTGAAGGGTCTTTATATAGTAAACAACTAGGCATTGCTGGAACTGTTGACTGCATTGCCGAATACGATGGTGAACTAGCAATAATCGACTTTAAGACTTCTAAAAAACCAAAACCACGAGAGTGGATCGAACATTATTTTGTTCAATGTATGGCTTACGGATGTATGCTATACGAACTGACTGGTATTTCAGTCAAAAAACTTGTAATCATTATGGCTTGTGAAAATGGAGAATGCGTCGTCTATGAAGAACGAAACAAATCAAAATACATCAAACTTCTCACAGAATACATTAGAAAGTTTGTTAGAGATAAACTGGAACTCTATGGAAACGAATAAAGAACTAGAACAAGTTATTGAGAACAAGTTTCTAACTCCTTCCAAGTTTGCTCTTGAGATTGAAAAGATTGTTGTTGAAGAAAACCTCAATTATATTGATGCGATTGTTCATTATTGCGAAATCAATAATCTTGAAGTAGAATCAGTAACAAAACTCATTTCAAAACCTTTAAAGGAACGGTTAAAGTGGGACGCTATTCGTCTTAACTTTATGAAGAAAACATCGCGTGCGAAGTTGCCCCTATGATTTCTCGTGATGAACTAATGCACCATCGCCTTCAAGCTTGGTTGCGTGAAAATAAATCGAATGACTTAGAATATCTTGGTTATTATCCAGATACTTTGGGTCTCAATCAACACTGGTATCGTATTGGTGAACACCAAGTCACAGTTGATTGTATTGAAGATATTGAATTTGCTGGATTTGTAGATGCTGAAAGTGACACCCTTTGAAACCTATCAACATTATTTGTCTTTAAAAAATCATTTCACAAACCCCAAATACGACTTCTTTAAGTATGGTGCGAAGACTCGTGCGAGTATGACTTCGTTTAATCGACGCAAAGATAAATATTTTTTCGAACGCACAAGTCGCAAATTTTCAGATAAAGAAATTATAGATTTTCTAGTATCAAACTTTGTATCAGCAGATAACCCACAGAACTTATGGATTGGAGAAATTATCAATTCTGGAGAAAGAACATACTCAGAGTGGATGCGAAGACAACAGAGTTTGAGTTACTTATTCAAAGAACAAAGCAGCGAATTGTTCTTGGGGACAAAATTAGAGGATGCTTTGAATTGTTCAAAGGGGCATCCAATAGTCCTCAAAAAGTTTCTAAGCGGGCAGTTATCGCTAGAAACTTTAACAATCTACGAAAAAATATTCCGTTTCTCCGTAGATTTTGATAAGAAACTTTTGGACCCAGTGTGGGAGTGTGTTTCCTTAAAGATTAAGAAGTATTCTCCTTTCATTCAAGTAGATATTTCTAGTTATAAAAAAATACTCAAAGAAATAATTTTATAATTGGCGGGCAGCAAAGTCGGGTAGGGGTATTTGACTTGTGTAAGTCCCGCCTTTACAATATAAATAGTATTACCCCTACTAAAAGAATATGTTAAATGTATCAGGTATTAACCGTGCCCTTAATATTGATGGTCCTGACTTTATAGAAGACATATCAATTACAGATTCTGAAAAATTTCCATCTAGAGAAGTTCAAAGAGAACAATCTCGTCAAAAATGGAGAGAAAAAAATCCAGATTATGAAAAGAAAAGGTGGGCAAAGGGATTAACTGAAGAACAAGTTTTAGCTAGACGGGCTAGAGAAAAAAAGAGGTATTGGGAAAATAATAAAGATAGGGAAACCCGTAAAAAACGGGCAAGAGAAAGAAAACAAAGGATAAAAAACAGTTTCTAAATATTGATGTGTTCAATTATAAGAAAATTTTACGGGAAATCATAGATGAGTAACTTTTTTGACTCAGATATCATTCAGGAAGAACTGAAAGAAATTAATAAGTTACAAGAAGAAATCTACGGAAGTATTTTAACTTTCGGTGGAATGCCCCGTGAGACCAAATTGAAACACATTGAGAAACTTGAGCTCTTGCTAGAAAAGCAGAGAGTGATGTATACTAGGTTATCCCTTTCAGACGACCCTCAAGCGGTTGAAATGAAAGAGAACCTACGCAAGTCAGTTGCCCTGATGGGTTTCCCACCAGAGACTGATATGCAAGTTTTATTCAGTAGTATGAACAAGACGATTGAATCTCTCAAGCAATACATTGACCGCTGAGAGAAACCCTGTTATACTATCCGAGTAATCCCCCGAATCCAAACTATCCGAGGTATCTAAATGGGCTTTGCCGATCTTAAGAAACAGTCTAAACTTGGTTCCCTGACCGCCAAACTGGTCAAGGAAGTTGAAAAAATGAATACTAACAGCGGTTCTAGTGATGACCGTCTGTGGAAACTGGATGTAGATAAAAGCGGCAATGGTTATGCCGTTATCCGTTTCCTTCCCGCTCCCGAAGGTGAAGACCTGCCCTTCGTGAAACTCTACAGTCACGCATTCCAAGGTCCTGGTGGTTGGTATATTGAGAATTCTCTGACTACTCTGGGTCAGAAGGATCCCGTGTCGGAACTGAACTCCGAACTGTGGAACAACGGTACTGATGCTGGTAAAGAACTTGCCCGTAAGCAGAAGCGTAAACTCACCTATGTGTCCAACATCTATGTGGTGAAGGATCCTGCTAATCCTGCAAACGAAGGTAAGGTCTTCCTGTTCAAGTATGGTAAGAAGATCTTTGATAAACTCACTGCTGCAATGCAACCTGAGTTTGAAGATGAGGAAGCAATTGATCCCTTTGACTTCTGGAAGGGTGCTAACTTCAAACTGAAGGCGAAGAACGTTGCTGGTTATCGTAACTATGATTCCAGTGAGTTTGCTAATCCTTCTCCTCTTCTAGACGATGATGAGGCTCTGGAAGCAGTATGGCGTAAGCAATATTCTCTTGCTGAGCATATTGCTGCTGATCAGTTCAAATCTTATGATGAACTGAAAAAGCGTCTGGACTATGTGCTGGGTAATAAAGGTACTCCCCGTTATCAGGATCCTGAAGAGTTTGATGAGGATAACACCCGTGGTCCTGTGAAAGATCTTGATGAAGATCTTCGCACTGAACTCAACAATCTTCAACCTACCCGCCGTGCTGCGGCAGTAGAAGAGGATGAAGATGATGATGCACTCAGTTATTTCGCACGTCTTGCTGAGGAGTGAAATCCGATTACTACATTGACCGTGTAAGTAAATCCGAAGCCGCAGAGTTACTTCTGCGGTTTCATTATCTCAAAGATATTTCAAAAGATTTTAAATCAGGATATAACTACGGTCTTTTCAAGAAAAATGAGTTCTGTCCGTTAAATATAGGTGGTATCCAGGGAGTTTGTATTTTTACTGGACTCCCTGTTCCAGAAATAGCACAAGGAGCGTTTGGGTTAGAAAGAAATGAACAACAAGGACTCTTTGAACTCTCCAGACTTTGTATCCATCCAGATGTCCAGTCACAAGAGTACAACATTACTTCTTGGTTCGTTGCAAAAGCGATTAAACAGTTTCGGAAGGACACAAAAGTATCAGCAATTATATCTTATGCTGATAGCAGTTTGCATAGTGGTACAATCTATCGGGCTTGTAACTTTAAGTATGCAGGTCTCACAGATCCAAAAAAAGATTTCTACTTTGCAGACGGAACTAAACACTCTCGCGGAAAAGTAAAAGGTGCTGAAGGAGAGTGGAAAGAACGCTCCCGCAAGCACCGATATGTAATGATCTTTGATAAGAACTTAAATCTAAAATGGGTTTGATGATTTAGTATTTTCAGTCTTAATTACGTTATTACTTACATATTGAGATGACTGGTCGTAAGTCATCTCTCTTCTTGTATCTAAAAGAACTTGCTGTAAGTATTGTGGTTTTAGAATATAGATAGATCTTTTTTTATTATTTCTTAGAACTTCATATTCATAGTTACTTATTCCAACCACAGGGTTTAATGTCGTTGTTGGAACTGCAGGATCAGAAATTGTAAAAGTTGGATCAACTACTTTCCCAGCAGGTAGGATGAGTCTTCCTTTCGAATCTTTTACTTCTGTTGTTTCATAATGATGAATGCTATTTAAATCATCACCATATAATTCGACAGCATAATCATAAAGTTCTTTATCACTTAGAGGCCATTCATCTCTGACTCGTGTAATACCAGCACCAATGATAACAACCCAATCATATTGGGAACTACCATAAACTTCTTCTGCAACTGTGTCTGGGCGAGCACCATCAACAATTTCATACTTATCAAACACGGTAAAGACATTCTGAAGATCATCACGAAGTTTTACGCGACGAAATAGATTTTTAATCAGAATGTAATCATCTGACGATTGACTATCTGGAAGAAATGATTGGTATTGTAAGTTTGGAAGTTCTCTGAAGTAAGACATTAGTAACCAACTCCTTGTTGACCCTCTGCAGTATCATAATCTTCAGCATAAATTGGTGTGAGTTCTTGGAATGCTAAAGTTAATTTCATATTAACTGGCGTAGAATCTGAGTAAGTAGCATAAGTTCCAGATCCTGTATAGTCAACACCAACTCCTTGAAGAGCGCATATTTTAAATTTATTTAAGTATGGGTGTGGTCTACCTCCACTCATATATTGAATCTTAAATACATTTGGTGCTTTTAAGAACAATCCAGCAGCTCCTGCTCCCGTAACTCCTTTTTTAGCAGCACTTGCTTGTTTGAAAGTTTTGATAATTTTTTTAACTTCGTCTGATTCTTTCTTGGAACGAGGAACGATATCAAAAGTAAAAACAAATCCATCTCTCAGTTTAACGCCAGTAAAGACTAGTTCAACGTTAGAGTTAACGACTACACCAGCATAACGGGATGCTACTTCATTTATGTTCCCTACACTTCCACGACCAAGAACAATGTTTGAAGCAAAACTAATTCCAAGTGCTTGTAAATATTTTTGAGTTGTTCCAGATTTTGCTGCTTTAAAAACTCTATCAACTTCTCCAGTCATTGTATTGAGTGCATCTTGCGCTGTTTTCGCGTCAATTACACCACCAGCAACTCTAGCAGCTGCTGCTTGAAGTGGATTAAATTCACTTGTTCCCCAATTAGTATAATTATTATCTCCGATACTTTCTGGAACTGGAAGCATAATCGTTCCTATAGGATTATTATATCCCACAGTATCTGAAGATGGCAATGCAAAATTTCCTTCTGCAGATTCAAATCCTGGAGGAATATATTCAAATATATCAATCTTTAAATAATCGTCTGCTGATGTAAGTTTTGTGAGTGGATATCTATAATTAAAATAACTCGTTTTTGTATTTCCAGGAGATTGAAAAGATCCAAACTCACTAATACTTTGTCCAGAAGTAATAGTAGTAGAATTAGAAGTAGGCGAAGTGGTTCCAAATGAACCGTATGAACTAATACTTTGTCCAGTTGTATATGAGTCCGCCATTTATGTTTTCTAACTATTTAGACGGATATTTCCAAATGGTATCCTTCTTAGATCACCCACTTCTTCCTTATACACTTCATACATTCCCCCAGCAATCTCATCCCAAGTATATTGCCTTTCTTCACCCCAGTGATAGTTAATTCCTCTAAATCCCCATCCATAAACTGCAGTTACGACAACAAATGGATTCTGATCATATCTTATACTGGTAGTCTTAGCATTATAAACAAAAATATAAAATCTACCAACTCTAGGTGGTTCGCTTGTTTCTGTTAGTACACTTAACAGTTGAAGCATTAAATCATCAGGATTCTCTGTTCCAATCAGTTTTTTAACAAGAGGAGCAACGCGATTTATTTTTCTTTGTTGAAGTGTCTTTCTAGGCATTATTTGATATCTTCTTTATTAAGGAACATTCCACCATTTTTTAAGATAAGATAACGAGATAGTTTTGTCTTTTCTATGGCTTCAGTCATAGATGCATATATTTTTCTATCATAAATGACAGGTTTTCTATTGGCACTTGGTCTGCCTTTCATCATTTCACTATGTTTTCTATGCTTTTTTTTATCATTACGATTTCTTTCTGCCATTTTTTTTAAATTTTCAGTATAATATGATATTGGTCTTGGATTATTTTTTAATTTCTCTTTCCAAGTATTTGATTGCTTTTTTCTTACCTCTTCTGGAATTTTTCTTCCCTTCAAACTTACTTTATTTGCAGCACCAATTTTTGCTCTAACTTCAGACCTTTTTGTTGGACTATCTTCTCCATAGTATGTTGGAGGAGCATTTCCACCATCTGCAATATTCATTAAAATGCCTGTATTATCACATTTTTTTCCAAATAAAGCAATCATATAAATTTCGTGCTTAAACGCTTCTTCTTCAGTTATATTTTGTTTTAATTTTATTATTCTACTTTTATCTTTTGGTGGATTGCAATTTTTACCTCTATGATCATATAATCTATTTCCTTTGCCTTTTCCAATATAATATGGAAACCCATTATTTTGCAAATAGGCATATGTATAATATTCACTCATTTTTTATATTTTAATAATATACTATTATTTATAATTAAAATAATTCATTCTCAGTAATTACTTTAAATTCATATCCACGATCAGCACACCATTCTCTTGCAGCTTCCCATTTTGATTGGTTTTTAGCATACTCATAGACTTCACTAATGTATCTTTTAGTTTGTCTTTGTGGTTTGGGTGGGGGGACAGTTTGCTTCTGAGGTTTGATTTCAATTAAATATTTTTTTATACTTCCATTTCCTTCTTGGACTTTAATGTAGAAATCTGGAAAATAACGATGAGGTTTTCCATCAATGGGGGATTTATACCAGACATACATCTCTTCACTACCCCATTCTAATATTTTTTGATTCGTATCACAATAAACCATAAATTTTCTTTCCCACAAAGATCTGTATACAATGTTTGTTGGATCTCCTTTATATTTTTGTGGGTAAGATGGTTTATATTTTCCTTTGTAAGAAGCCATCTAAATACTTATACTATAAAAGTCATATAGGGTATTTAGAGTGCCTGCAAAACCCCGTAAAATATCGGATATTAAACCCCTATTTACAAATCTAGCCCAAACATCACACTATCAAGTATTGTTTGGTGGATTGCCTGTTGAATTGAGAAATTATGTGAGTCGCAAGGGTATTTCTCCACTCTTTATTGGTGAGGATGCTGGACTATTGTGTTTTAATGCATCTTTACCAACATCTACATTTAGTTCAAAACAAGTTGATGGAAACTTTACTGGAGTCCAAGAGAACTTTGCTGTTGCTAGACTTTACAATGAGATAGATTTACAGTTTTATGTTGATAGTAATTATAAAACTTTGAAATTCATAGAGTCTTGGATGGAGTTTATTGCTAGTGGATCTTATAATCCAATTGATGGTGTAGCAGGATCGGTTAGTCAGGCTAACTATGGATATTTTGCGAGGATGCAATATCCAGAATACTATAAGTCAAACTATACTAGAATTATTAAGTTTGATAGGGATTATAATGCTGAGATTGAATATCGTTTTATTGGTCTTTGGCCAGTAGCGATGAGTTCTCCACAAATTTCGTATGTTCAATCTGATGTTCTAAAAGTTTCAATATCTTTCCGATATGATCGTTATATTGCTGGTAGAGCAATGAGTATAAACATCTTCAATGGTGATGGATTTAATCTTGATCCAACAATTCCGCAACTTCCAAATGAAAATCAAGATCGTCTTATTCCCAGAACGGGACAATCTCTTGGAAATGAGCCTGGTGTAAGAAGAACTTATACTCCTGCTGGATCTGTAATCCCAACCATCATTGAATAATACCCACTAAATATTTTTATCTGACTATCATTATCTTGATATGCCTTTACCAAAAATTGCTACGCCAACTTATGAGTTGGAAATTCCTTCATTAAAGAAAACAGTTAAGTATCGCCCCTTTCTAGTTAAAGAAGAAAAGATCCTCATCATTGCGATGGAGAGTGAGGATCCTAAACAAATTTCGGAAGCAATTAAAACAGTTATCGGAAATTGTATTCTTACTAGAGGAGTTAAGATTGACGAACTATCAACGTTTGATATTGAATATTTGTTCCTTAATATTCGTGGAAAATCTGTTGGGGAAGATGTTGATGTTCTGATTACTTGTCCTGATGATGGAGTCACTCAGGTTCCTGTAAGTATTAATTTAGATGATATCCAAGTCGTTGTAAGTCCAGAGCATTCTAGAGATATTCAGTTGGATGCTGATCTTACATTAAGAATGAAGTATCCATCAATGCAAGAGTTTGTGAAGAATAACTTTTCAAGTCAAAATGATATGAGTGTTGATGATACATTTGGAATGGTTTCTTCTTGCATAGAGCAAATTTATAATCAGGAAGAATCTTGGACTGCATCAGATGTAACTAAGAAAGAACTTAATGAATTCTTAGAGCAATTGAGTTCAAAACAATTTAAACAGATTGAGAAGTTTTTCCAAACTATGCCTAAACTTTCTCATACAATCAATGTTACGAATCCAAATACTGGTGTTGAAAGTGAAGTTGTTTTGGAGGGATTAGCGTCTTTTTTCGTCTAGGGATGGCGCACGTTGATCTTGCGTCATACTATAAGACTAATTTTGCCCTCGTTCAGCATCATAAATATTCTTTGACTGAACTAGAAAATATGATCCCGTGGGAGAGAGAAATTTACATAGGTCTCCTACAGCAATATATTGAAGAGGAAAACCAAAGGAATTCATCTAATGGATAAAGAGAATGCTACAGCTCTTGTAGGTCTCCAAGAACAATTAAATACAATTCGTTCAGAAGTTTTTACGGTTAACTCTGGACTTCAAAATATTGCGGGTTTAATTCAAACAGATTCTTTTCTAGATCAACAAAGACTTCGTGAAGAAAGAGAGCAAGAAAGAATACTTGCTGAAAGAGAAATTAGAATTGGGCAGGAAGAACAATTACAGCAAAGAATTTCCTCTTCTCTAATTCGACCTGTTAAAAATTTAGAGAATAAATTAACTTCAACTTTTGAAGGAATTACAAGTTCTTTAAAATACTTATTTACATCTGTTTTAGGATTTCAACTCCTAAGATCAATAAAATTTAGTGCCCTCAAAACTGGACAAGCACTTTCCAATATTGGAACTGTAGTCAGAAATTCATTAGGATTTATTACAGGGGCATTTTCGAATTTAAGAAGTGGTATTGGATCTATTATTACTTCAGTTACTAATGTAACTCAAAGAGTTTCTAAAAGTGCTGTTGAACTTACAAAGTCTCCATTTAAAGCAATATCTGAAATATTTAAGAATTTATTCAAGGGTGGTAAACCTTCTGCACAAGCAGCATCATCTGCAGTATCTTCTGCAGCAGATGATGCTATGGAAGGTTTATCTGGGTTGTTGCGTGGTGTTGGTGGAACAGCTTTAAGAGTTGGGGGTACTGCATTGGGTGCAGTAGCAACAGCACAAAATATTCAAGAGGGAGATATTCCTGGAGCGATATTGAGTGGTGCCGCCACAATTCCATCACCATTACAAATTCCAGCAGCAATTGGAAGTGTTGGATATGAAATGATGACTGGTGGTGGAATAAAGTCAGGGAATATTTCACTACCAGAAAGTTTTAAACTTCCGAACTTTGATTTCTCTTCAATGAAGGATAACATTATGGGTGCTGCAAATCTTGATGTTCCCGCAGAGAGAACATTTGTTGCAAAGGTGGAGGAAACAAAGACTACCAAGATGGATGCTTTTGTTTCTCAAGTGCAGACTCCAAAATTACAAACACCAAACATTGGACCTGTTCCGGAGGCAGCACCAGACTTAATTTATTTACAATCTGGGCAAAAAGGGCAGCAATCGGTAGCATCTGTTTCTACTCCACAAACACTAACTGATGTTCCTTTGATTTCTTCAAAAAATACTGATAATTTTTATACATTATATTCCCAACTCAACTATAATGTAGTATAAGATGGCTATATCTCCCTCTATCTCATTTAAAAAAATTTCTGATTCAGTGTCTTCCACAAAAAGGCAGACGAAGGAAACTAAAAATACAGCTATTAATCTATCAAAGTTACTGAATAAGAATATATCCACTAAAAGAAATCTATCATCTAATATTAGAAGTATAAAACAAAAAAGAATTGAAAGAGAAAATAGAAATGTTTTAAGAGATCGTTTAGCAGCTCCACTCATTGCTGTTAAACCAAAAGGTCCAAGACTATTAGCAGCATCTGATAGAAGTACAAGTATTACTGATAGATTACTTGGATTTGTTGGTTATCTTTCTGCTGGATGGATATTAAGTAATCTACCAACTTGGATTTCCTTGGGAGAACAATTTTCACAAAGAATTGTAGCGGCTGGAAGTATTCTAAGTGGATATGGAGATGAACTGGTTGAAGTTATATCTAGCATTGGAAATGTTTTTAGTGCAGGATTGGTTAATATTTCCAAGTTTGATTTTTCTGATAGTTCATATCTTGTAAGAAGTTCTCTGAATGATTTAAAACTATCAATTGATGAGCTTGGTGGAGGAATTAGTGATGCTTTTGCTGTTCTCATACAACCATTTAAAGAGTTAGAAAAGATTCCTGATGCTTTTGGTCAATTACCATCAACAATACCTGGGATTCCTGGAACTCCACCATCTGCACAACCTTCAGTATCTGGTAGTAAGTTAAAACCAATTCATAAACAGGCTCTTGATATTATTTCTGGACCAGAAAGTGGAGGAGATTATAATGCAATCAATAATGGACAGTCTGGTGATAGACCAGGAGGATCAAAAAAATGGCTTGGAAAAAATCTTACTGATATGACCATTGGTGAAGTTAAAAATTATCAAAATGTTAAAAAAACTTTATGGGCTGCTGGAAGATATCAGATTGTACCAGGTACTTTACCTTCAGCACAATCTGCTGCTGGATTAAAAGATACTGATATGTTTGATCAAAATAATCAAGATCTATTGGCGATTGGAATATTAAAAACTCAAGGTCCTAGTGCTTGGACGAAATATTCAAAATATTCTAGAAAAGAGATAGAAATAATGTATAGGGCGAAGGATACTCCTCTAGGAAAGTCAACTGCTACACCAACATCTCAAACACCATCCCCCGCTCAAGTTTTATCTCAATTTGGATCGCCTGCAGCAGCACTACTTGCATTACTCACCGGTGGAGCAGCAGGACAAAGAAGATTGAGGGAGGGTGATGTCTTTACAAAGTCTCTAGGTAGAGGTGTTGATTATATTGAGGTATCGAGTCTTGTTGGAGATGGTAGAGGTCACGGAGGAATTGATATTGCAGCACCTACTGGAACTTATATTTCCTTGAGAGTTGATTGTGAGGTTGTAGCACAAGGAACATACGGTGATTATGGTTTATTGATAGATGTTTGGGTTCCAAGTTTGGGCATTCAATTAAGAATGGCTCACTTGAGTTCGGTAATCATCAAATCTGGAAAAATACCAGCAGGAACTTCTTTTGCAAGAGTAGGAAAGTCTGGAAGAGTTACTGGACCACATATTCACTTAGAGTATGATACTAAAAAGGGTAGTCGTGGTGGTGGTGCTATCAATGATGATCCTAATTATGCTGCTAAGTTGGATCAATACGTTCGCCTTCTATTCCTCACAAATAAACCAATTGGTAAAGGATTCGCACAACCCTCTCAACCATTAGTCTCAATGAGACCAGCAGGTGCAAGTATTGCTACACAGACTGCTGCTGAGGTAGATATGGAGGGACAATCTTACTTAGCTGGTGTTCTTGAAGGCGTAAAGCAAGAGAGAACTGGTAGAAAAGTTATTGTGATTGATGATAGACAACCAGCGACTCAGCAAGTTGTAGCAGCATCTGGTGGATCTCTTGATCTTGACCTTTCAACTGACGAATCTTTCTTGGTAAATAACTTTATGAAAAACAAATTACTCTCCGATTTAAGTTACGTCTAATGTCTATTCAAAGGTCTATATTTCAACAGATAGTTATAGAATCAAACGACGGAAGTAGAGCAGTAGACATTACTTCTGGTTCAATTATGATTGATTATTATGAAGATGTATTTTCTCCAACAATTACTGCTAAAATAAGAGTTGTAAACACAGGAAATACTGTTGCTTCTCCAGACAGTAAGGATGGTAAACTCCAATCAATATATAATGGTTTACCTTTGAGGGGTGGAGAAAGAATTGCGATCAAAATTGCAGGTAACACAGATAAAAACCCTGGATTAGATTTTTCAACTGATCCTAAAAATTATTTGTATGTTTCTAGCATTAGTGATGTAATTGCGGAGAACAATAAAGAAAGCTTTACATTAAATCTTGTTTCTAGAGATGCTATCTCAAATGAAACCACAAGAGTTGCAACAAAATTTGATCCCTCATTGCCTATTAATGAATCTGTAAGTCGGATTCTTACTAATGTTCTAAAGACAGACAAACCTACGACAATTGATAAAACATCAAACAAATATGGATTTATTGGTAACCTGAGAAAACCATTTACAGTTTTGACTTGGTTAGCATCTAAGAGTGTTCCTATAGTTTCAAGTGATGGTTCCACATCTGTAAATTCACAAGAAGGAACTGCAGGATTCTTCTTCTACCAAACTGTGGATGGATTTCAATTCAGATCTATTGACTTGTTAAATCAACAGGCACCAAAAGCAACATATATCTATAGTGAAGCAACACAGTCTTATACTACTGATGGCGCAAGAATTAACAATAACTTTAAAATTCTGAACTATAATATTGAGAGAAACCAAAATTTACTTGAAAAATTAAGATTAGGAACTTATTCTAACTATAGAATATTCTTCAATCCACTTGATGGTACTATTACCCCACCAGATAAAGCCCATTTCAGACTAGAAAATTACATAGATAAGACAAAAACCCTAGGACAAGAACAAATTAGATTACCAAGAGTTTCTCAAAATTCTGATCAAACTCTTGGCGATCTTCCTTCTAGAATTATGACTGGAATTCTTGATGTTGGGACAATGGATAAAGGAATTTCAACCGCAAAGAATGCAAATCCATTAGAGTACCAATCTCAAGCACTAATGAGATATAATAATCTATTTGTTCAAACCCTCAATGTAATGATTCCATCAAATACAAATTTGAGAGCAGGTGATGTTATAGAGTGTTTATTCCCTAAAATTACACGAGATCCTGCTAGAGAATATGACATTGATCAAAGTGGTCTATATATGATTAAAGAGTTGTGTCATCATTTTGACGCTAAAAATTCATATACTTCTTTAAAACTAGTTAGAGATACATTTGGTATTAAGAAATAAATGTTAGATCAATCATTACTACAGAGTCATTTTATAGGAAGGGATGGTTTCCGTTGGTGGATCGGACAGATTGCTCCTAAAAAAGATTGGGCAGATCAAGCAAATAAAGAAGGGTGGGGAAATAGAGTTAAGGTTAGAATTCTTGGATATCATCCATTAGATGATAAGTTATTACCAAATCAAGATTTACCTTGGGCCCAAGTATTATTAGATCCAATTGCTGGAACTGGAGCTGCTAATTATGCTATTAATCATAAGTTACAGCAAGGTGATACTGTTATTGGATTCTTTTTAGATGGTGATAATGCACAAATACCCATTGTTATGGGAGCACTTGGAAGAACAAGTCAATATTCCACTGCGGGATATACTAATCCATTTGTTCCATTTACAGGTTATACTGATAATATTGTTAATCCAAGTTCTAGTGGTAGAAATTATCCAAATCAAACAAACGAAGCAACACCTACTGCTCAACAAAATCCAAGACAAGTTCCTCCTGAAGTTGCTAGGCGATTAGGGGAAATTGGTATTCCTGGAATTGGTGATGAGGTTGTTTTTGCCGATACTTGCGAAAATACAACTGTTAAAACAATCAAGGCAGAAGTTAATAATTTATTAAAATTTTTAAAAGATGCTCAAGGAAAGATAGATCAATACAAACAAAAAATTAAAGATACTGCTGAAGTTATTAAAACTGCTTTAAACTGGTTAGTTGGTCAGATAATTGATGCAATTTATAATTTTTTAGTTGGAACTGAAGAAAAACCAGGCATTATTCCAAGAGCTTTAAGTGCATTATATGTTAGTGTTTATGGAGCAACTTTTGCAGCAACACGAAATCCAGCAGCTGCCCATACTGCAGGATATAAATCAAATGAAGTCTTTGTGATTCCAATTAAAATTTTAGAGGAAGCAATCTCGTGTGTTGCGAATAAAATTGTAGAAGGATTAAAAGATTTAATTGTAGAGTTGTTAGAATCTCTTCTACAAAATGTTAAAAATTTTACAACCTGTGCCGCTGAACAATTTATTGGTGCTCTTCTTAGCACTATCGTAGATAGTGTTGCTGATGGACTATCTTCAGCTTTAGATGGTGTATCTGGATTAATCGGTGGAGTTTTTGATGTTGTTGAATTTGTAACAAGCACCATCGATGCAATTCAAGGTTTAGGTGGATTGTTTGACTGTAATCAAACCAATACAAAATGTGATGGAGTTAAAGAATGGAAAGTTGGAATTGGACCTAAACAAGATTTAGACGTTGATAGTGCTTTTAAAAATATTCAAACTATTGCCTCTAATATTAACGCTCTTGTTGAAAATGCAAAATCAGTTCCATCTCAGTTGCAACAAATACAAAATAGTGCTACGGGAGTAGTTAATGTTTTCAGTGGAGATTCTTTAAATGAGTCCTTACAAAGCGCCCTGGATGCTGCAGGGGCATGTTTTACTGGAACTCCAACCTCTTGTGGTCCACCTAAACTAAACATCTTTGGTGGTGGAGGAATTGGTGGAGCAGCAGTTCCTATTCTTGGAGCAGCAGTCCAGAGCACTTCAATTTATAATAACGTAACTGAAACTGCTAGTATTATAGGAGCAGTTGTTACTAACGCTGGATCTGGTTATCGTTTTCCACCATTTGTTGAAATTGTTGATGATTGTGGATTAGGATATGGTGCTAGAGCAAGAGCAACAATTAATGATAAAGGTGAGATTAGTTCAATTTATATAACTTCTCCTGGAGAAGGATATCCATACTTACCAGAACAACAAGGTTCATATGGAGTTGTTGATGTTGTAGTTCAAACTCCAGGATTGGAGTATTCAAATGGTGATATTGCTGTGGACAACTTGGGAAATTCATATCAACTAACAGTTGATAATGGACTGATACTTTCTGCAAAACCTCTAAATACTGTAGAAGCGACTGGTATACCAGTAATTACAATTAATTCAAACACTGGATTTGGTGCAGTCCTAAAACCAATTCTTGGACCGATTACACAAACTGGAAAAGAACAACGTCAAGTAGATTGTATTATATAAGATGACTCACAGAAATTACGAAGCAAGAGATTACATCAGTGTTGGTCCAAAATTTAGAATTACCACAAACGATCCTATGATTGGAGCGGATGGATCATCAGTATATAACATGTATGCTTATACAAATGATAATGATATTCATCTACAAACTTTTAATGAATCTGGTGCCTACAAAATAATTAATAGTAAAGGTATTGAAATTGTTGCAGGTCAAAATGGATCTGAAGGTGATGTAGATATATGTATTACCGGAAAAGGCGGAGACATTTGTATTACTGCTACATCTAATGGAACAGTGAAGATCAAAGGAAAAACAATTATGATTGAAGCTTTAGAAGATCTAGATCTTAAAGCAGGTAGAAATATCAATGCAATATCTGGATCTGGTAGAATCATTATGAAAGCAAATAAAATAGATCAGGTTGCTCTTACTGGTAATGCAATTCTTAATACATTTGGTAAGAGAGCATTTGCACTTTCACCTGTTGGAAATGAATACATTGATGATGTATTTCTTGGTGGGTTTAATGTCTTTGGTGCAATTAGTAGTATTGTAGGAGTAGCTTAATGTCTATACAATCACTATTCAGTCTTATTGGTTTCCCAACTCTTCCTGTAAAGGGTAAGGAAACGTTTTATCATGACAATAGTACTTTTAATCAGAATGTAAAAGTCACTGGAGAGTTAGTAGCACAAAGCAATTCCTTAACTCTTGGTGAAAAAGGTATTTGTGGAAATTTATGGATGCTTAAGAATCCATTTAATCCAAAAACACCACCTAATATCATAGGAACCAGAGGAAAAATTCTTAATTTTTCTGGAGTTTATCTATTTGGAACAAGTTACATATCTGGAAGATTAACTGTTATTGGTAGAACTAATTTTTTTGGAAAGGTTAGAATTAATAATAAAGATTTAGAAGCAGAAATTGCATTAGCGAAGAGACTTCCATCATCTGACGAAAGACTCAAAGAAAATATTCATACGATTGAAAATGCATTAGATAAAGTTTCTGCTCTTCGTGGAGTATCTTTTGACTTTAAAGAAAACAAACAACCACAAATTGGAGTTATTGCACAAGAAGTTGAAAAAATTATACCAGAAGTTGTCGGAGAAAACCCTGATGGATACAAGGGCGTCCAATATGGAAACATTGTTGGTCTCTTAATTGAAGCAATTAAAGAACAACAAAAACAGATTGAAGAACTGAAGGAGAAGATAAATGAAATTTCTAACTGAAGTATTAAATGAAAAATTAGTTTCAAACAATGATGCAATCTCTTTTCTTAATGAGAGTAAAAGTGAGTCTCAAGAAAATATTGATCTATTTTCATCTCCTTCCATAAATGTTGATAGAAAGATAGTTTCTATTGCGGCATCAATTATCGCTCTTCAAACAGAAATAGTATCTCTTTCGCAGAATGCTTATGCTGTTGGATGTGGAACAACCGTTGGAGTTGCAACTGTTTTCCCTGATGTTGTGAGAGTTTATAGTGAAAATATGTCCTCTCCAACTTATAATGGTGAAGATCCTTTTGATAGTTCTAATACACTTTTGATTTCAGCAAATGTTGGAATAGGTACGTGGCTAGTTTATACGCAAAATGATTCTACACAGACCGGAATAGGAAGTTTATATGGTGACTTGTCTACTTGTTATGGAATACCCTGCACATCTTCAGTTTGTGTTTCACACGCATCGTCCATTACATCAAAGCAAGCACAAATTGTATCTTTGAGAAGTCAATTAACAAGTTTAGTTACTGGATCAAATCAGATTAAAACTGAAAGAAGAGAATATGAGTTTGAAAGATATGGGCAGAATTTTACAATTAAAGAACTTCAAGAAGAAAATACAAGAATCATTGGGTCCATTGAGGTGGTCAAAAATTATCCTTAAGACCCCTTGACGCCAGGACCCATCTACCCTATAATATGGGGGTAATCAACGGAACACCGAATGAGCACTGCACAAGAAACCGTACAAGGTATTGTGATTGACGTATGCACCCGTACCTTCCTGCTTTTGAGTGATCGAGGTAGTGAACGTCTGGTAGAGTGTGATACTGTAGACGAATTTATGAACGTTCTGGAAGTTGTTACTGCAAATCTTCAACCTGAGCAGATTGAGTATGCAGATCTTGCAATTTATGGGCAGTGATGCTATAATATAAATATCGAAAATGGAAATTTTCACAGTGGAAGAGTTTCAAGAGAGGTTTGATGAACTGATGGAACGAGTTGAAAATGGAGAGCGTTTAGGAATCATCAACGAAGACGGGCAGGCAGCAGTTATGATGCCCGCAGATGATGACCTCATACGAATACACACTGAGTTAAATAACGAAGCACCCTGATACTTAGGGTTTTTATGCGAGTGAGACTTGGTAGTCAGAGGAGTCTTATAAACTCTTTCCGCCAGATTAGCGGCTTTGACCTGGTTCGAATCCAGGCACTCGTACCTTGCTCCTTTAGCAATCTGGTGAATGCAGCGAACTCATAATTCGCCTGAGGCGTGTTCGATCCACGCAAGGAGCACTTGACCATTCAGACTCAAAGAGTTATAATGGTCTCACATCACGGGGCGGTGATGAAATCGGTAAACATTCCGGTCTTAAAAACCGGTGGCGCAAGCCTTGCGGGTTCAAGTCCCGCTCGCCCTACTTAAAATAAATAAGAGATATGGGAAAATCCCTATGTCTTATCGTATCGATCACGCATATTGTTGGTACAATGACGGCAGTATGATTGTGAAAATGTATTTCATCAATCACGTTCCTTTTACATTTGATGAATTACCAGAGGGACATTTATATGACCAAGATTTGTGTAGAGAAGCAGATAAAAACCGTACATTTGATCCAGAAGACTTATATAAATCTTCGTTTTACCTTATAGATGAAGAAGCACATCCAATGTTGTTTCCAATAGAACTGGAAAATCCAGAGGATCTTCCAGATGACTTTGAACTTGAATATGGGGAAGATTTGACTTCATAAATATTAGTGCTTAATCGTGGTTGTTTAAGCAAAGAGTAGGAGCAGAAATGCTCCTTTTCTCATATAAATATTCATAACCACGATTAAAGCAGAATGAATTATTATACTTACGCTTACTTGCGTGAAGATGGAACTCCATACTACATTGGTAAGGGAAAGGCAGGTAGAATTAACAATAAACTGCACGCAATACATCTGCCCCCAGAAGAAGATAGAAGAATATTCTTAAAGCAAAACCTTACAGACGAAGAAGCACGAAAGCACGAGGTTTATATGATTGCCGTGCTTGGTAGAAAAGATTTAGGTACAGGTATTTTGAGAAATATGACTGATGGTGGTGAAGGATGTGCCGGTAGGGTTTTGAGTGAGGAAACTAAAAGGAAGTTAAGTGAGGCACATAAAGGCAGAAAGAAAAGTGAGGCACATAGAAAAGCATTGAGTAAAGCAGCAAAGAAAAGAAAGGCAAGTGATAAATGGAGGGAGAGTGTGAGTGCTGTTATGGTGGGTATTATGTCAAAGGAAAAGAATCCTTCTTGGGGCAAAAAATGGTGGAATAATGGAGTAGAATGTAAGTTTTCAAAAGAGTGTCCGGGTAAAGATTATAAATTGGGAAGAATAATAAATAAAGCATAGAAGTAGTAATTGGTGCGGAAAATTGCCATTAAACAAATTAGATAATTTTATTAAGAACACTGAGGGTCGCATTCTATATGTAAATCCCAATGATCTAGATGCTACCGACTCAATTACAAATCAGGGAAATTCCCTTGCCCGTCCGTTCAAAACGATTCAGAGAGCTCTTATAGAAGCAGCGAGGTTCTCTTACGTTAAGGGTGATAATAACGATTTAGTAGAAAAAACTACAATTCTGTTATTCCCTGGAGAGCACTTAGTTGATAATAGACCTGGATTTGCGATCTATGATAATGGTGGATCTGCTTATGCAGTTTCCAGAGCAGGCGGCGCTGGTGTTTTAGCATCCTCAGTATTATCGTTAGGTCTTGATTCTGTTTTTGACCTAACACAAGAAGACAATATTCTTTATAAGTTTAACAGTTATTATGGTGGTGTTGTAGTTCCAAGAGGAACTTCTATTGTTGGTCTTGACCTTCGTAAGACAAAAATCAGACCAAAGTACGTACCAAATCCAACAGATTCTTCTGTTAGCAAGTCTGCTATCTTCAGAATTACTGGTGCTTGCTATTTCTGGCAGTTCTCAATTTTTGATGGTGATGATAATGGTCTTGTTTATACAAACCCTGATAACTTCGGAACTACATATCAATCAATTCCATCATTCTCACACCACAAACTCACTTGTTTTGAATTCTGTGATGGTGTAAACAAGATTGGTAATTATGGAATTACTGATCTTGATATGTACTATAGCAAGGTCTCTAACGCATATAATGCGATTCGTGATATAGACCAGAAGTTCCCTGTTGATGGGGAAGGATTTGCAAAGCAACGTTCAGAATGGGAAATTGTTGGTGCTTTTGCTCCAGATCCTATTACAATTTCTTCCATCATTTCTGGAAATGGAAGCACTGCAAGTGCAGTTGTAACGGTAACAACTTCAGCAAATCACGGATTAAATGCAGGAACTCCAATTAAGATCAGAGGAGTTAGTGGATCTGGTGTAACAGCACCATATAATATTTCAACAAAGGTTCAGAATGTACTTAGCGATACATCATTTACCTACTTGCTGCCTGGATTAGCATCTTATCCAAATATCAATCCAAGCCCAAGTGCTGCATCTGCGACAGTAACAATTGAAACTGATACAGTGTCTGGCGCATCGCCATACATTTTCAATATTTCTATGCGCTCCGTTTGGGGTATGAACGGTCTTCACGCCGATGGTAGTAAAGCATCTGGATTTAGAAGTACCGTTGTTGCACAGTTTACTGCTGTTTCACTACAAAAAGACGACCGTGCGTTTGTAAAATATAACAAGACATCTAGAACTTATCAGGGTGTAAACCCAATCACTCCTGTTTATGGATCCACTCTTACGGAAGGTGCTTCACAGACAGACTCAAATCAAGTCTATCACTTAGATCCAGATGCAGTTTATAGATCTGGATGGGAAACAAGTCATATTAAGATCAGTAATGATGCATTCATTCAGATTGTTTCGGTGTTTGCAATTGGATTTACAAAACACTTTGATGCAGAAAGTGGTGGAGATGCTTCTATTACCAACTCCAACTCCAACTTTGGTCAGATATCTCTAAACTCTGTAGGATTTAGAAAGGCGGCATTTGATAAGGACAATAATGCCTTCATTACTGCTGTTATTCCTCCAAGAGCAGTTAATACTACTAATGAAGATAATATTGAATGGTTATCTTTAGATGTAGGTCTTACTACTTCTGTCGGTATTTCAAGTCATTTATACATAGCTGGATTTACAGCATCAGATAGTGCTCCTTCTTCTCAAACACAGGGATATAGAATTGGTGCTAGATTAAATGATAAACTATATTTTGTTGGTGCAGGAAGCACATTCTCAGCTGATATCTATATGTGCGATAATATTATCGCAAGCAGTGGATTTACAACAGCGATTGGAACAATTAGTGCTATTAAGTCATACACAGTATCTTCATTAACATCTAGTGTCTTTACTCTTGGAAATCACAAGATTCAGACTGGAGAAAGAGTTATTCTCATAAGTGATGATGGAGATTATCCAGAGAATATTGAACCACATCGTATCTATTATGCTGTTCGTACTAGTGCGACTGAAATCAAACTTGCTACTTCATATACTAACTCAATCTCCAATCAGACTCTTACAGTCTATGGTGGAACCAGCCTTAGCATTTTAAGCAGAGTATCTGATAAAGAATCTGGAGACATTGGATCACCAGTACAATATGATCCAGTTAGATCAAACTGGTTTATTCACACTAATGCAAATAACCAAATTTATAATGCATTTGCGTCTGGTGGAACAGAAACTTATGGAACTACAACAGATCTTATCTATGTAAAGAGAATTTCTGACGAAAGAAGTTTGGATGAAAAACTCTACAAGATGAGAGTTGTAATTCCAAAAGAACTTGTAAACGCAAAAGATCCTGAGACTGGATTTATTATTCAAACTTCAAGTTCAACTGGTGCTAGAAATAATGCTGATTTCACAAGAGTAAGCATTGCGACCACTGATTATGGATACAATAAGAATCCAAGATTCATTAGCACTTGCTCTGTAGCTTCAAATACAGTAACCGTTATTTCTGAACTCCCACATAATCTTCAAACTGGAGATCTTGTAGCGATTAAGAGTGTTAAGAGTACAACCAATACAACTGGTGAGAATAATCTTGGATATAATGGTGTATTCCAGGTTTCTGTTTCTGATGATGTAACATTTAAGTATTCTACAACTGACGTTTTTGGAGTTGCACATACTCCAGGAACATTCACTAGTGATGTAAATGTTAGAGACATTGATCTACCAAGATTTGAAAGAAATGATATGCAGGGTAACCTGTATGTTTATAGAAATGAGATTATTTCTCCATATGTTTATAATGTTCAGGATGGTATTTACCACCTATATGTTCTTGATGCAAACAATGCAATACCATCAGAATTTACAAATCTTAAGTTCAGTCAGTCACCTGTAGATCTTTATCCTCAGCTGGATAGAGATAATGTAGACGCAAACCCAAGAGCTGCGAAGTCCTTTGCGAAGCGTTCTCCAATTGGTGATGTTATAACAAACGATCTGAAGAAGAGTATTACAAGAGAAGCATCCGACTTGATGCTGAAGAATATTGGTATTGGTCTTACAATATCTTCAGTTGTATCTAACAGTGGAATTGCAACGATCACCTTTGGAAGAAATCACGGTCTTGCAGGAATCGCAACATATAGTTCACTGACTGGTGGAACTGGACATACAAATGGAACGTTCTACAATGTTAAACTTTATAATGAAGCAGGACTTGTAAACTGGGATGGTGCTACTGCTAAGGTTGTAGTTTCTGGTGGATCTGTTGTTGGTGTTGATATTCAAGCAGGTGGTTCTGGATATGTAAGCGGAGAGACTCTGTACTTTGATACTGCTAAGATTGGTGGAACTGCAGATGCATCTATTGCAATTAACAATGCAGGTATTTCTACAAATATTGGTGATGTAATTCAATTTACTGGTGCTGGAACAACCGCTGACGGATATTACAGAATCACTTCAGTTGGATCTGCAACAACTATTTCAGTTGCTAAGACTTCTGGAGATCCAACGATTCTCAGCAGTCAGTATGGATTCTTAGTCGGACCTTCAGTTTTAATTACTGGAACTTCTTACGGTTCAGCAACAGGAATTTCCACATTTACTACATCAGATGCTCACGGATTGGTTGCTGGTAACCAGTTTAGAGTCATTGATTCTAGCAATAATAATCTTGGAGATTACTTAGTCTATGAAAGAGTTGGCGTAAACACATTCAGTGCGATAACCAACCAATCAATTTCGGCAACAAACGGTTATATCCTGAAGCACGGTTTATCAGCAAACCAGGGCATTTCTGATGCAAATGGAGAGAATATCGGGACAAGATCTGTTCCATTCTATGCTAGTGAAACATTTACACTCTCTGCTTCAATTACAACTGAGTCAACATTCGCAATTGCTGGTGTAGGTGCTACATCAAACAGATTGCCTCTTGGATCTTATATCCAAATTGATAATGAGATTATGAGAGTGACGACCAGTGATAATGCTGCTCAGATTAGCGTTATTCGTGGTGCTCTCGGTACACGTCAAGAAAATCACGATGGTGGATCACTAATTCGTAAGATTGATCCAGTCGCTATTGAATTCCGTAGACCATCTATTCTTCGTGCTTCTGGACACACATTTGAATATCTTGGATATGGTCCTGGTAACTATTCAACTGGTTTACCACAGATTCAAGTCAAGACTCTCACCGAAAGAGAGGACTTCCTAGCACAATCTCAGGAACGTTCTGGTGGTGTTGTTGTCTACACTGCTATGAATAGTGATGGTGATGTATTCAATGGAAATACAAAAACTTCTGCAGCAAGTGGAGAAACTGTTTCCTACGATATTCCAAATCCAACCATCACTGGTGAAGATCCTTCAAGACTCAGTGTAGTATATGATGAGGTTACAATTAAGGAAAGACTTCTTGTTGAGGGTGGTGATTCTGGACAAGTTCTTTCTCAGTTTGATGGTCCTGTAACCTTCAACAAAGATCTTAGAATTAAAGCACAATCTACTTTTAGTGGAAAAGTAAGATTTACTAACACAGCATCAGATTCTATCAATATTTTTGGTGGAACAAATGCCTTTAATAATGTAAACATCAAAGGAACTAATAAGATAATCTTTGGTGATAGTGTTAATCTATCAATCTACACTAATGGTACTGGTAGCTTTGTTGATAACGCTGTTGGAAACCTTTCCCTGAGAACAACCAGTGGTTCTATTACTCTAGAATCAATAGGTGGAGAAATACTAAGTAAGTTTAGTGTAGATGGATCTTCTGAACTCTATCATAATAATTCTAAGAAAATTGAAACAACATCAACTGGTGCTATTGTTACTGGTGTTACTACTACAACAGATCTAAGTGTTTCAAATAATGCTTCAATTTCTGGAATTGCTACAATTGGTCAAATTTTCTCTCAGAGCATTGCACCAATTGGATCTGTTGTAATGTGGGCTGGAAATGTGACCAGTGTTCCAACTGGATGGTTACTATGTAATGGATCTGCTGTTTCTAGAACTACATTTAGTGCTCTATTTGCAATCACCGGAACAACTTTTGGTGCTGGAAACGGATCAACAACCTTCAACCTTCCAAATCTAACTGATAGATTCATTATTGGATCAAGTGCAAACGGTGGAACAACTGTTACAGGAGCTGTAACTAGAACGGGTGGTACAAAGGATGCTGTAGTTGTCTCTCACAACCATACAGGAACAACTGATGGTAATAATAGAGGACATAACCACGGAATCAGTGGAGATGGAAACCATAACCACCTTGTTGTTAACAGTGGTGAAAGATCTGATACAAATAGATTTACTAATTTAGTTGATAATGGTGGGGTTCCATTCTTATTAAGAACTGCGATACTCAATAACAATAATGATTATAGATATGCCCTTAAAGGTACAGGAAATGGACCAGATGCTGGTAGAAGTAATGACGCAGGATCCCACTCTCACGGTGGAGGAACTGGTGGAGAGAGTCAAAACCATACACATACCTTCACAACCGCCGATAAGGGAGTTTCTGGAACTGATGCAAACCTACCTCCATATATTGCTCTTGGATACATTATTCGTTATGCGTGATTTTAAAAATAAATACTTCAAATAAAGCAGCTACAAATGGCAAATTATAGAAAGTCATTTAATCTTAGGAATGGTGTTCAGGTTGATGATGATAATTTTATTGTAAATTCAAATGGTTTGGTTGGTGTTGGAACTTCCTCACCAACTGAACTATTAGATATTAGAGGAACGGCAAAGGTTGTTGGTCTTATTACTGCATCAAGTGCTACAATCTCTAATTTACTTGTAACTGGAATTGGAACATTTGTCTCTCTGACTGATGGAACAGTTAGAATTAGTTCAGGTATTATTACATCATCAGTTGGTGTAGCGACTTTCTATGGTGATGGATCTGGTCTTATTAATATTCCAACATCACAATGGGTTGATGTTAATACTGGAATAGGAATAACAAGCATTTATGCCGCAGGTGCTGTTGGAGTAGCAACAAACTATCCTTACTACTATTTCCAAATTGGTGGAAATCCAGACGCTGCTTCTGGTGTTGGATTTAATTCAACTGGTGACGCTAAAATTACTGGTATTGTTACAGCAAATGCTTTTGTTGGTGATGGTGGAAACATCACTGCTTTAAATGCTAGCAATATCATTACAGGAACATTAGATACTGCAAGACTCCCATCAAATATTGTTGTATCTGGTATCGTTACTGCAGGATCATTTGTTGGTAATCTAACTGGAACTGCTTCCACTGCGAGTGGAATTACAACGACTGCATTTATTTCTGTATCTGGTGCTTCCATTGGAGTTGCAACAGTTACGAACAATATAAATGTAAATGGAAAAATTGGATTAGGAACAGATAATCCAGTTACTCAAGTAGAAATCAGACAGTCTGGAATATCTTCAATTCATATTAGAAGTACAAGTAATGAAGCAAGTGTTTCCGTAGCTAGATCTGATAGTTCTGGTAAGGGATTAGGTAAAATAAGATTTGGAAATGCTAACCTATCTTACAATTACAGTACAGATCAATCTCTTGATATCATAAACTATGATGATGGTAATATTAACTCTTATCTACAATATGGAAGTGCTGGTGTAGGTACAGGAAACTTCAATTGGATTTATGGGCAGAATCCAAATACATCATTAATGACTCTGACTTATGATGGTAAATTAGGAATCAATCAGGCAAATCCAACTAATACACTTCACGTTGTTGGAACATCTACCGTAACTGGAAATTCATTTGTTGGTGGTTCTTCAACAATCTCAGGTAATTTGAATATTGGTGGAACACTCTCAGTTACTGGAGCATTTTCACTTAATTCTCAACTAGTTGGAACTTTAGGAGTATCTACCAGCAGTTTACCAACAACTTATAATCTTCAGGTTGGTGCTAATCCAGATTCTGGATCAAATGGTGTTGGTATTAGTTCCTTAGGAAATCTAAGAGTAAGTGGTATTGTTACTGCTGCTACAGTTTCAGCAACAACGGTTTCAGCAACTACAGTTTCGGCAACAAACGTTAGCGTCAGTTCAACAATTACTGCGAATAATTTTGGAAATGGATCTGGAGCTGTAAATGTAGCTGGTGTTACTGCAGTATCAATAGCTTCATCAACGTTATCTCTTACAGATGCACTTGATTTAAGTTCTATTACTACTTCGGCATTCTATCCACCAATCATGACAACTGCAGAAAGAGATACTTATACCTCAGGAGGAATTACAGCTGGAGCAGTCATTTATAACTCAAGTTTAAATAGACACCAGGGATATGATGGTACAAACTGGAATAGCTTCTGGTAACACTTGACTCATACTCATAATACTGCTAGACTACCTTTGTCTGGGTTGAAGATGGGAGTCTGAGCTTCTATAGGACACTTTGAGAACCGCCCACTGGGTCGCACCAGGGGCGGTTTTCTGCTATAATAGTTTCATACGCGATGGGACCTGTGATTCAACTCCGACCTCACCAGCAACGTGCCCTTGACGCCCTTGCTAAGTACCTGAAGGGTCAAGTGATTATCCCTACTGGTGGTGGTAAGACCCTTGTGGGCATCTGTGATGCAATGCGTGAGTTTCTGAAAGAGACTCCTCAGACGATTGTAGTTGTTGCTCCCCGCATTCTGCTTGCCGAGCAACTGTCTTCTGAGTATCTTGAGTTTATCACCAATGCTCAGGTGCTGCACGTCCACAGTGGTGAAACGCATCACCAAAGCACGACTCGCCCGAATGAGATCCGTAACTGGGTCGATCAAACTCGCGGCAACAAACTAATCTTTACCACCTACAACTCCCTGCAACGTCTTCAGCAGGCAGATATTCACGTCAACACCATTTACTTTGATGAAGCGCACAATTCGGTTCAGCGTAACTTTTTTCCAGCAACCGAGCACTTTGCTGCTACTGCTGACCGCTGCTATTTCTTCACTGCTACTCCTAAGCATTCTGCTACTATTTCCAAACCTGGGATGAACGATGGTGCTGTCTACGGGCAGGTCATCTGCAACGTTCCCGCTCCCGAACTGGTGGAGGGTGGTTTCATCGTTCCTCCTAAGGTTGTGGTGCAGCAGTTTGAGATGCTCTCTAAGGGTCAGATCGTTGCTGATGTTGACTGTGAGAACCTGATTCAGACTATTGATGCTCAGGAAGTGGGCAAGGTTCTTGTTTGCTCCAAGGCAACCAAACAGATTCAGAATCTGGTTTCCCAGACTGATTTCTGCAAGCAACTGGAGGATCGTGGTTTCTCTTGGATGTATATTACTTCTAAGACTGGTGCCGTGATTGATGGTCAGAAGGTTAACCGTGAGGTTTTCTTTGATACCCTGAGTGCCTGGGGTAAGGACAACGACAAGAAATTCGTTGTGCTTCACCACAGCATTCTCTCTGAGGGAATCAACGTTTCTGGTCTGGAAGCGGTGCTGTTTATGCGCTCTATGGACTACATCGGGATCTCTCAGACCATCGGGCGCGTGATCCGCCTGCACAAGGACGACGCAGAGGCGCTCAGGAGCGGCAGGATTGCCCCTGGTGCCCTTGGAGACTACACCAAGTCCTTTGGACTGGTCTGCATCCCTGTGTACTCTTCTGTGGGCATCAGCACCGCTAAAAAGGTGCAGGCGGTGGTGGACACCGTGTTCGAGCAGGGTCAGCCCGCCATCAGTGTTGTAAAACGCTGAGTTTTCTGCTACAATATCCAAACACACAAGGAGAAATCCAATGCGCTGCAAAGTCCAACTCTACGTCGCTGGTAAGGTCTTTTATGAGGAAGTGGAAGCACGGGACTATCAGGATGCTAGGAAAACTGCTCTCGCCCGCAATCCAAGTGCTAAGGTCATTTCTGTGAACGCTGTGATGAAATGAACGTTCAAAACGAAGGTATTTTGAATGCAAAACCAGGCAATCCAAATGGTTATGTGACTAAAGATGGTATGTGGGCTGCTGTTCCGTTTGGTAAAAAGTTTATGATTCTTCACAACGGGCAGCAGGTTCATACTGCAAACAATTACAATTCTGCTAGGTCTTACATTGCAAAAGAGGTTAAATCCTCAAAGAAAAAGAAAACTGCTACCCTAGAGGCATTCATTCATTAAAAAATTATAAACACAGTTAAATAATAGAAGAATAGGAAAAAACCTATGGTTGTTCTACTTGCATCAACCATTATCTCCTGCAGCGATGCATTGAATATTATTCATCGCGTCACAAAAATTGTCGGATTGACCGAATCTCAAAAAACTGAGATTGTTCGGGAGATTCGTAAAGTTATCCCCTCTTGCCCTGTTAGAGTAACCAAAGATGACCCAAGAAGACCAAGTAGATAAGTGGAATCGTGGTTTGACCTTGTTTGAAGAGAGTGTATTGAAACCTGATGCTGAGCTTCGCAATTGTGCTCATAATCAGAAATGTTACAATGAACTCATGGCAGTGCGTGAGAATGTGCTAGAATACCTCAAAACTCTAAGACAATGAGTGTATCATACATTTACTTTGTTATATTTTTTTGTATTGCTTACCTGATTATTACAGATCAATCAGTAGCGAGGGCATTTTATATGCTGTCTCAACTTGCACAAGTTCAATACGAAAAAACAAAGTGGTGGATACTTCACAACCCTGCAAATCCAATTGTAAAGTATTTGATATGGCGTAGGTCTATGAAACTCGCAAAAGAGTTAATGGACGAATATCAAAATAAATAATCTTATATCTGGTAATACATATGCTCTCTACACAATATCGCCTGCGTCTTGAAGCAATCTGCGAAAAGATTGTAAAAGGTGAAGAGGTGAGTTTAGAAGATATGATTTGGGCAGAAAAACTTGCAAAATCAAACCGCTCTGCCGCCACAATACTCCGTCAGGCAAGGAGAAAAGCAGAAAATCCTGATATGGATGAGATGGATGACTTTCTCAACCAATTAGATCTTGGTGGAATGGGTCACGAAAGATTTGGTAAAAGATGTTTTGAAAGTGTAGATGATATGATAGACTGGTGGACAGAAGACAAACCAGATGATTGGAGACAGCGTGACTGAAACATTCAAACAAACATCAGACAAACTGTATGACCGACATATCTACAAGTTGGTCTATAGTAATGGGCAAGAAGTGATTTACGATAACTATCAGGATGTGCAGGAGTCTTGGTGGAACACTCCATCAGACTTTGTGAGTCATATTGAAGTTCTGGATAAAAAAGACAAAAAAGGATTTGGTTGATTATGAAAATCTTTCAAGTTGCAAAATGGGGTGTGAGAGAAGATTATGGTAAAGAGTGGTATCTAGCACTTTTTCTTACAGAACGATACTCACTTCTTCAGGTTGCAATTGATTATGGTGAGTATGGGAAGTGGATTGAGTTTCCTTATCTTCAAATCTCTATGGGATATGGTAAGTTGTTCTCCTGCTTATTTTCTATTGGTAGGGTAGGTTTCACTTTTGATATTGCTGGTAGAAACTGGCGGGATGAATTGTTCTATGTCCAAAAAGATGAACTGGTTTGAGTATTACATTGGTCACTGCTTTCAAACAGGGTGGCGTGAGATGTGGAATAATTTCAAGATGTGGAGAGACCTCATCAGTGGAAATTATGCAGATTATGCCCTACTTCCAACCGATGACCCTTATGAAGAATGTTATCAATGGTTCTGGACAAGTATCAACCTTGATGAGACTTATCCAAAAGAGTTTCTTGAACATCTGATGGAAATGTGTGATAGAATTGATAGAGGAGAAGAGAAACTCATTCCATTAGATGAAGATTTCTTTGAACGAATAAAAGAACTCACTGATGGAATTGATGTGGATTTAGATGAAGAACTACCCGACGAGGACACTTGAAGAACCGTCACAAGGGCACTTGATTTCAGGTGCCCTTTCTGGTATTATACTCTCATAAGCAACAAACCAATGACTTACAAGGCAAAACTTCGTGTGCATTTTGACGCTGAATGGACTCCTACCTATGGTGGGTCTGGAATTTATGATGATGAAAGTCTTCCAGAAGAGCATTATACTTTTGAGATTTCTACCGAAGACATTAACAGCATTCAATTGTTCCGTTTCTTTGGAACGATTGCTCGCACAATGGGTCATAGTGAGCAAGGTATTATGAAAGGTGCCTGTGCCCTTGCCTTCAATGATATGCGAAGTCCTGAAGAAATGCGTAAGGTTGCTGATGAATTTGACCTGACTGTGAATGAGGACTTGGAGAAAAAGTTTCAAGACTGGAAACAGCGTGATGAAGACTGGGCACGATTGAAAAAGGGTCCGATGGGAACTGTCCTGACTGATGAGGAAGATGAAGAAACTACCTGATAAAAGAGAACTTGATATTATGTGGGCAGTGGCGACCAGTACCAGTATTGAAACTGGTACAAGACCCCACTACGGGTTTGCCCAGATGCTGTATGATGAACTTATGGACATCAAACCTCCTGTGAATCTTGGAGAACTAAAATGAACTACCTTTGTTTTGTTGATGGTCTGCTAGAATTTGCTAGTTCAGACCCTTCTTCTTTCGCACACTACCAGTTAGTGTATGCCGAAGAGCACAAGAATGCTGATGTTCAGTATCTTACTCTCACTGACGAAGAGTATGATGAAATGTTTCCTTATGAGGAGGATGAAGAGTGAGGTTTCGTGATGTAGAGTTCCGTTGGAGTGAATTCAACAAAAAGTATGAACTCGTAAAGTGGTATAAGGACAGCAACGACAAAGAGTTATGTTATGTTGTTGCTTTCTTTGATGAAACCAAAGAAGGTTATGATATGAGAACTGTTGGTGATAGATTCTTTGAGGATAAAGATGCTTGGTTTGTTGGAAAACACGCACTTGCATTTTTGAATGATATGTTTTATGAACTCCAAAGAGAAGAGGAACTGAAATGACTTACCAACTCAATCCAGAAGCAAAAGCATTCTCATACACTCGTGAGGAACTCTTTGAGTGTATCACTAAAATTGTAGCACATCCCCATAAGACCATCACAGAACACGACCAATCCCGTGCCCTTGCTATTATGGTAGTATTTGATGATTACTTCACCAATTACACAGAAAGTGATAATAATGGTGGGTATTGTGTGTATGAACGGGATGCTACTGACCTCACTGATTTCGTAAGGTTCAAACTTGGTATTGATGATTATGATGGTGTTGATGTTGATGAGGTATTGAAATGAAACTTACAGCACACGAACTCGCAGTTATTATTGATACACTCAACCATTCTCTAACAGTATCAAACTGGAATGGATACTATACTGCTAAATCAAGGGAGAATGTAAGGAATGTGATTGCTGGGATTATGGGTAGTATGAGTGTAGAGGTCATCATAGACAAACCAAACTTCACTATTGATGCCGACGCAGGTATTTGAAATGACTAAAAACTACCGCATCAAAAAAGTAACAGACGGACACTCAACCAGATACTATCCACAACACAAAAGATTTGGATTGTTTTGGTATAATCTATTTGTAGACGAATATAGGGATGGTGATTATTCTACATTTGAAGAAGCACAGTGGCACCTTTGTAACTATTTGAGGAAACCTGTGATTGAGTATTTGTCCTTTGATTGTGATTATGGAGAATCCCAGTGACTGATCTAAAGCTCTGTAAAGATTGTAAGTGGTATAAGAAAGATTGGTTTGAACATCTTACTGGTGGTGGAGACCGATTTGACTTATGCTTCAATCCAGTATTGAGTGAAAATCTGGTGACTGGAAAAGTCAAAGGTGGTCGTTTTTGTGATTTGATGAGACGAACTTATGGTAAATGTAGTGAAGAAGGTAAGTATTGGGAGGCACGGAAATAATGAAAGTATATGATTACCGAATTGTAGAAGACCTCAATTTAAAAACTTTGAAACCTTATTTTTTTATTCAAAGATATAGTATTAAAGACCAAAAGTATTTTCTTTATTCAGATGCTATATTCCAAACACTTGAAGAAGCACAAGATGCAATACGACTACTGAGAAAATACAAAGAACCTTTATATCATTATGTGGAGTGATTGAAAATGATTGAAGTTGAAAAGCAGTATAAACTCACACTCACAGAAGACCAAGCACGACAACTTTATGATCTTCTAAAATTAGAAAAAGATCGTGGTCATATGACTACTGACCACGACATTATATTGGTGTATAATGAACTGAGAAAACTCTTTGATACTGGAATACGATGATTGAACCACAAGGAACACTAAAAATAGGGACATCGGGGTATAAACTCAATCCAGAGAAACTCAAAGGAGCATCTCAAAGTATTCTTCCTTATTTGCTTGGGTTTATTTACTTCAACAAAGATTATGAGCATTTTGATGTAATTAAACCATACTTGGATATTCCAGAACCTCCTAAAACTCTGGATGAAATCCAACAAGAGTTTGATGAGAAGATTGGTGCTCAGATAGAGAAGTTCAAAATGTGCTCTAAATGGTCAAGAGAACATGCCGAGGAGAGATACAACCGAAAGTTTGATAGGATTTTTGAGAAATTTGAATACGCAAAGGAGCACGGACATTTTCCACCTGAACTAAAACTTGCTTATACAACAACTGGATTGACTGCTTATACTAGTCCTTATACTGAAACCTCTTTTGTAATCAAACAGGGAAATACTCATAAAGGTTATTATACGATTGGTAATCAACGATATTTCAGGTATTATATGCCTGATAAACCTAATCGTTTGGTGAGGTTCTTTATGAAAACTTGTTTGGGCTTTGTGTGGATTGATGAGGCATTATGAAAATCTACGCACTTTATTACAAAGACACTTTTGTTGTTGCTTTCCCCAATCGTGAGGATTGTGTGGAATATGGTAAGAAACATTATGATGGATGGGATTGCAACATTCTGGAACGATGGATTTATGAGACCAAACAATACTCATTCTCTCAACCACTTACTCAACCAATCGCAGTTCCTTATACTCCTCCAATTCCTTTGAAAACTACACCCCATGAACCCAATATTTGGTGTGATGTAAAAGCACCAAAGGAAACTTATAGCAGCAGTCCTTTTGCACCAGGAACAAAATGACTGACGAACAACCAACCACCGCAAAAGTATCCGAAGAAGACTTTGAAAAGGTTATGGATGCAGCAGCACGACAAGAACTCGCAAAGAAATCATTTGAAGACCTCACCAGAGATGAAAGAATTAAACTTGCTCTGGAAGAAGTTGATTGGATTGTAATTGGTGGACAGGATGGTCAAGAGTTTTATGGTTCTATTCAGTTTATTCGTAAAGTATTGAAGAGTTTCCGATGAACACTTTAGACATTATCAAGTTTTTTGTTCCATATGCGGATAGAAACGACAAGGGAGAAGTCATTAGTTTGAATATTCCTTGGGGATTTTTTATTCTTGTAATTATTGCTTCTTTAATCTAATGATTGATAAACACATAGATTATGTAAAAGTATCACAATACCTCAAAGAATTTTATGAGTGTGATAGAATACTGATTGATTTTCTTGAACTTGAAGGAAAAATGGTAGTTCATAAACATTCTTTTCTTCCTGGTGGAAAAATAGGAGGAAAAACATCTTATGAAAAAGGTGTTGGATTTTTTGCTTTATCAACAGAAGAACTTTATAATATAAGAAAAAATGCTGGAAAACAAGGTTCAAAAATAACTAATTCTCAAAAATGGATGTGTCTTGAAACTGGGTTTATAACTACATCAGGGGCACTTACACGATACCAACAAAAAAGAAATATAGATACTTCTAAAAGAAAAAGAATATCATAAAGACACTTTGAGAACTGGAATAAGGGCAGTTGATTTTGGATGCCCTTTCTGATATGATACTTTTATAAATTGAGAAAACTCTAATGTCCCGAAAATGGACTGAAAACCCAGACGAAATCGTACTCCAAGACATTCAAATGTTTCACCTGGAAAGTATGAATGAACGCACACTTTGGATTGGTGTGTATACTGAGGATGATAAAATCTATCACTTGAATATTTCTGCCGATGGTGATAAACTGCGTTACTATTGGAGTGATGAAACGCCGTGAGATTTGATAATCCAACAAAATGGGAAATCTTCCTTGAGGGTTTCCATAACTTCTGGAATTGTCTGGATTGTTATAATGATGGTGATACTTGGGGATATGATGAGTTCTGGGAAGGTTTATCTTTGGGATGGTATATGGAATACATCTATCCTTATGATGACCCTTACAATATCATTATTTCAGATGAACGCAAGTTGAGGATAGGTCAATGAATGATAAATCTAAAATCTACTATAATGTCTGGTGTTGTGCTTATCAACGCAGAGGGATATATAAAGGAACAGATAGAGAACACAGAGAGCACGAAACTGTGCGTATGTGTCTTGATATGAAGGATGTAAAGTTCTATCAATTTGATACTGAAAAACCAAAGCACTTGAAATGATGAAAGTAACCGAGCACAACATTACTGAATGGAAACTTACTGATGTTGAGATTAGTGAGTTAATTCGTCTTACAAAAGATCAAATGAAAAATGCCGATGATAAGGTAAGTGAACTTTTTTATGGTATGATTGTGGGAAAATTACTGATTATGAAAAATGAATGATGAACATTATGGGTGGGTCGTGAACAAACACTATGACTGGATTAATATGCTGAACAAAATGAAAGAAGGAAATCCGCAACGATTTGAAGAGTTTCGGTATTCAGAGCAGACGATTTATCATTACCTAGATAGATTGCAGCACGAGCAGAATCTTTACGACTAATGAAATTTGAAGATTGGTTTGAAGAAATGGAAGGGTACTCATTCCGCTCTGAAAGATTCTATGATGACTTTGATTTTGCAGCAAAAACAAATGATTATGGAGCAATCATCAAGTGGTTGCAGGCAGCATATCAAGTGGGTTATGAAGATGGGCAAAGAATTTATGGAGGAACGGAATGAACTTTACACCTGAACATTACAAACTCATTCACACTGCTGTTCGTCGATATCAGATTGAGAAGGCTATTCTGAATAGTGACGAGTATCAGCAGTGCAATGAGATACTTGACGGACTCTTTGATATCGTGTATACTCAACGTGTTGAGCAACCTACCTGATGGACTACACTGAAGAATTTCCCTTTGATCAGTTTCCTTGGAAGTTGGTTTACAAAGAAGGAAAAGAAACCCGCAAGTGTTATTTTGATAGCGAACACAATCGTCAAAAGCACATTGACCGATACAATCTTAAAAAGAAAGACATTCAACTGAGTTACAAGTATGACTAAGAGAGCATTGATTACTGGTGGTGCTGGATTTATTGCACACCATCTGATTGGTCAAATTTTGAAGACAACTGATTGGGAGGTTATTACTCTTGATCGTCTTGATTACAGTGGAAATTTGAATCGACTTCACGATCTAATGCTCTCATTCGATCCTGAAGTTCGTAAGCGTGTTCGTGTTGTTCATCATGACCTCAAAGCTGAACTTAATCCTCTTGTCCGTTCTGAAATCGGTCAAGTTGATTACATTCTCCATCTTGCTGCTGGTTCTCACGTTGACCGTAGTATTGAATATCCTATGGAGTTTGTACTTGATAATGTAGTAGGAACCTGCAACATTCTTGAGTTTGCCCGTACTCAAACTAATCTTGAAAGGTTTGTTTACTTTAGCACTGATGAAGTATTCGGTCCTGCTCCTGATGGAATCAAGTATGAGGAGAACGACCGTTATAACTCCACGAATCCTTATAGTGCATCTAAAGCAGGTGGTGAAGAACTTTCTGTTGCTTATGAGAACACCTACGGTCTTCCAGTATACATTACCCACACGATGAACGTCTTTGGTGAGCGTCAGCATCCAGAGAAGTTTATTCCTATGTGTATTCGTAAAATTCGTGACGGTGAAACTGTAACCATTCATAGTGATAGTACCTGTACGATTCCTGGGTCACGCCATTACATTCATGCCGAAGATGTTTCATCTGCTGTCCTATTTCTGTTGAACTATGAGGGTAAGTTTGAACCTACTTGGGGCAACGCTAAGTGTCCTAAGTTCAACATTGTTGGTTCAGAAGAACTCAACAACCTAGAACTTGCTGAGATTATTGCAGAAGCACAAGGTCAAGAACTCAAGTATGAACTTGTGGATTTCCACTCATCCCGCCCTGGACATGACTTGCGTTATGCTCTATCTGGTGATAAAATGAAAGAGTTGGGATGGGTCCCCCAAAAGTCAGTTCGTGAGCGTATCGCAGAAGTGACTCAATGGACTCTTTCAAACGAACGCTGGATTACTCTATGACTGAACGTACTTTTGTAGATAAGAATGGTAATTCGTGGTTTTGGGAAGAAACTCCAGAAACCATTGAGGCACTGAAACAACTTCATAAAACTGTAAAGGAAGTAAATGACAAAAAAGAAACTAATTGACGACTGCTTTTACATTGAACAAAAAAAGTATGGACTCTGGGATTCAACCGACAAAGATGGTAAGGGACTGGTCACGTCTCTCACTGAAGAGCAATGTATATCAGCAACCCGTTACATTCTTAAAGGACGGCAGGAAGGTTTCCCTGAATCCAAAATTTATGAGGGTCAAGTAGGAGGTAAATTGTGAGTGATACAGACCCAACAGCACCTTGGTATGAATTCATTTCATATTGTAGGTGCTGTGAAAGTCTTGGAGTAACACCATCCATTCAACGTTATATGGCTTATCGAAATTATCTTAAATCTGTTGGTATATTATGAGTTGGTTTAGCAAATGGTCTTTTTCTGATGATGTTCCAATGGATGATGTCTACAAGAGACTTTATGAGTTGGAAGCAAAAGTAGAAAGACTTGAAGAAGAAAACGTAGAGTTGATTAACGAATTGTATAGGATGGAAAATTCTCTGGATTCGCGTATAGATATTCTTGCTGAGCGTTGTAGGATCAATTACGATGTATGATTTAGATGATTTTGAAAAAGCACTTGCACACTTTGGAACAAGAGTTGATGTTATCATAGCAATGGAGATGGGAGGAAAGTTTGATGCTGAAACTGCTTACAAAAATATTAAAATGGAACTCAAAGAGCTCAAACGTCTCCGAAAGTCCATCAAAAAAGACAAGGATATGTGATAAGTGTGGTGTAGAAAAACCACTTAATAAAGACCATTATGAAGTTGTGAAATACTTTCGTGACGGATTTTCATATTATTGTCATGAATGTTCTAAACCAAAACCAAGAGATTGATGGAAGATACGCTTAAAATAACACAAAATGAAGATGGGTCTTTTTCTATGGACTGGGATCCAGAAGACCCAAATTGGAAGTGGTTGAATGGCTTGACTTCCAAAGAGATTCAGGTTATAGTAGAGCAAGCAATCAAGGACTTTACCGATGGACTTTGACTACAAGAAGTATTCTCTTGAACAACTTGATAACTGGATGCACGATGCTTTGTCTTGTGCAGAGGCAACTCCCCAAGAAATCTATGATGTAATCAAGGGTGTAGTAGAAGAACAATATGTTTACTTCAAAGAGCAAGCAAATCGTTGTTATCAATTACTTGCTCTTCTGAATGATGATCGTAAGCATCGCATTCCTGTATATGATGAATTCAGGGGTTCAACGGTAAGTAGCGTCCAATATACTGAAGAAGAACTGAATGCGATGTGCGACAAGGCAGCATCGGATCAAGAAAAAGAACAATGCCGCGAGTATAACCTGCGTGAAGCAGAATACTATGATAAGCGAGCAGAACTTGACGCGAAGCACTCTAAACATTATTACGATTATACTCGTAATGATTTTAATCGCCTAAATCCTTTCCTCACATATGATGAAGCAGTTGCTGCTGGTTGGGAAATGACTGCCGATGGCTTCTGGATTCCATCTCAAAAAGAAGATAAAGTAAAGAAATGGGTTCTTCCTGTCGAAGAAGCGAAAGATACTGATACCGATGAAACAGAATATTTTGTTTCTTTCCCCGATGATCTTCTTGAAGCAGCAAATCTGAAAGAGGGTGATCAAGTTGAATGGGTCGATAATGGTAATGGATCTTATACACTCAAAAAAGTATGGAAAGATCCTTATAAAGAAGAAATGCTTGCTGCTGGATATAAAATGATCGATGGTCGTTGGCAACATTCTGAACTTAAATCGGATGAGTGTTGATGATTGAAACTCTTGTTTGTGGTTATAATATATTCTGCCACGTAAAAAATGTGGTAGAATATCCAAGAACACAAATACCTGTGATAAAATACTATGAACCAGGTAAGTCTTGTTATGTAAATGGAACTTTTTATACTAAATGTGAGGATAGATTAAATGGCGCTAAGTGAATCTGTTGAAACAAGTCTAAAGGAAGCAGAAGCATCTTTGCGTAATGCATTAGCATATGCTGCACGTCAAGAACGTCCAATGGTTTGTAGTGTAATCGCTGATATGATCAGTCGTATTGAAACTCTACAAACGACTGATTCTATTCTGGATAAACTTGAAAATCGTAAACCAGGAGACTCTGGTTTCTTTGGAACTATCTTTGGAAAAGATGACTAAACCTAACGAACTTGGTAAAGCACTAAAAGAATGGTGGGATTCTGATGCTTTCAAAGAAATGCAAAAAGAAAATGAAGAAGCAAAGCAACGTGCAGTAGGAAAGTATTTTATGCTTTCTGAAGAGGATAAACTTGATATGGTACAAGCAATCTGCTATATTATGTGTAAGGCAGAGAGCGAAGGAACTAGTCATCGTGGTCTTCAAGATGCACTTGGAATTTATCCTGCTGGTTTCTGGGTAGATCATCTAATTCACGTTCACAATGCTCTCTGGTCTTATTATCAAGACGAAAAAATACACCAAGAACTGAAAGATGATCTTGATGCACTTGATGATTTTATTAAGTAATGTAACGTGATCCCGAAGAAAACATTAAGTTTCTAGATAGTAATATATTAGAATGCTAACATTGGGACACATCGCAAAAGACTTATGACTCTAGCAAAAACTGGATCTGAAAACCTTACACAAGAAGAATGGAGTGAACTTGTAGCTCTTAAAGATGCTATTACCTACGCTCCACAGACAGTTTCTGCCGAAAAAATGGAAAAGTTCACTGAACTAATGGTTCGTTCACTTGAGGGCAAGTGTGATCCTCTCCCACCAAAGAATTGGAGAGGATCTGCTCTGAGTGAGTGAGAAAATAAATAGATTATCACGCTACAAAACAATGGAAAACATCGATCAACACATCCAGAAGGATGAAGAACTTTTGAGTGATCCTACGATTTCTGCACAATCAAGAAGACATACAGAAGAAGAATTAGAAGCACTAAAGGCTTATAAGGCAAATCATCCTGATGATTCCCACGATCCAACAGCATTTGAGTTATATTGTGATGCTAACCCCGATGCGTTAGAATGTAGAGTCTACGATGATTGATTTTAAGGAGGGTTGATCCCCTCCTTTTTTTATGGTAGAATGACGGGATAAGATTTTTTCGGTGATGCCTGAGATTAAGATTCTTCAGAAGCCTGTTGAAGAACTCAATACCATTGACCAGACATTTGATCTGATTTATATGGACCCTCCCTTTGGATTGCAGCGGGATTTTACAATGCAGGAGGAAGATGGTCAAGAGAAAGGTTTTAGTGATAATTGGAGTTCCTTTGATGACTATATTGACTGGTATGCAGAAGTCATCAATAACTGTTTTGCTAAGTTGAATAAGAATGGGTGGTTATATGCCCACAATAACTTTATTGGTAATGCTTTAGTCCTTTCTAAGGTAGATCCTAAAGTTAGGGATGCTTTCTACACTAACATCTCTTGGAAACGTAGTGGACCAAAGAACAACCTCAAGAATGGTTGGGGTAACATTGTAGATAGTATTATGGTGCTGCAGAAAGGCAAACCATACTTTGAAGTTGAATATACATCTCTTGATCCAGTGTATGCTGAGAACAGCTTCAAGAATAAAGATGAAGTTGGATATTATGCTCTCGCAAAGGTGACTGGTGAAAAGAGTCGTCCTTGTGCCCGTTTTGAGTATAAAGGTTATAATCCTCAGTATGGATTCCGTATAACAAGGGAAAAACTGGAAGAACTGGACGCCCAGGGTCGTCTGCACTACGGAGCAAACAATATTTACAAAAAAATCTATTCTCACGAGTCTAAAGGTGTCCCAGTGCAGAATTTGTGGGATGATGTATACTTTATCAGCAGAAGTGAACAGAATAAGCGTAAATATCCTACACAAAAGCCTCTGAAACTGTTAGAACGTATCATAAAGTCGTCTTGTCCTCCTGATGGATGGGTGCTGGACCCCTTCTGTGGATCTGGAACGACAGCAATTTCCGCTTTTGGTTTGGGGCGAAATTGTATCACGATGGATGTGAATCCAGACGCAATCAGCATTGCCCAGGAGACAGTTGATGAACTGGCACAGCAGCAGTCGAATGCGCTGGTGGAGGCACTATACTAAATATTGATGCTTAGGAGTCGCATCTAAAAGCAAAGTTGGGGGGACAGAAATGTCCCTCTTTTAATATAAATATTATTGCGACTTTTAAGACAAGAATGAATAACTATTACACTTACGCTTACTTGCGTGAAGATGGAACTCCTTATTATATTGGTAAGGGGAAGGGGGATAGAATAAACGATACAACTGGAAGACCAACAAAACCTCCCAAAGATAAAACTAAAAGAATATATCTTAAATGTAATCTTACCGAACAAGAAGCATTTAGACACGAAATCTATATGATTGCTGTGTTTGGTAGGAAGGATTTGCGAACTGGAATATTAAGGAACAAGAGTAATGGTGGGGAAGGTAATAGTGGATTACTTGTCTCTCAAAAAAATAAAGAAATATTGAGACAAAGAATGAAAGAAAATAATATTATGAACTCTCATAGAGAAAATTATCTTGAAGGAATAAAAAAACGAAGTCAAAATAAAAAATGGTTGGAAAGTAGAAGAAAAACATATGAGATTACACTTCAATCTGGAGAAGTAATTATAGTTGATCATTTATCCAAATTTTGTGAGGAAAGAAATTATTGTCCTTCTAAAATTAGAGGAATTATTGCTGGGGACAGGAAAACATATAAGGACATTGTGGCAGTTCAGAAACTGTCACAAGCACCATCCAAGCGGGAGCAGGACACCCTATAATATATTTGTTGATTTGAGGCACCTATCATCGCTACTCGTGGTCGTATCGGAATTGAACTCTCTGATGGGTCTATTCTTTCGGTTTATCATCATTGGGACTCGTATGAGTCTTGGCTGGGTCGTATCCTGAAGACTCACTATAACACCAAAGATAAAGTTGCAGAACTGATTGATGGTGGTGATATGTCCTCCTGCTGGACTGAAGACCGCTGGAATAGTGAGACCAAAGCACAGGAATATGGTCCTCAATACTATTCCGAGCGTGGTGAAGATTGCCCCCCGCGTCTTGATGCTGACCTTGCAGAGTATCTGCTCCCTGAGAATGGTGAAGAGTATCACTATGTCTTCCGCAACGGTGAGTGGGTTTGCTACAATATGAATTGCTATGAACAAAAACTTCCTGAAGTTGTTGAAATTCCCTCTGGTGCTTTAGCAGTCTGATCTGCTATACTATTCAAGTAACTGAGGAACTCACAATGGATCTATCTGAGCTGATTGATGAACTGCGGGAAATTGAAATCTATGGGTCCGAACCTTCAGATTGGATGGGATATATGAGTTCTGATGACTACTGGGTGCCAGATGAGGAACTGGTCTACTGACCTCCTGAGCGGTGCCTAGGTGCCGCTATAATAAGCACATACGCAACCAAGCAATGACGACCACCTTCGCTGAATACTCCGCCCAAGCAGAGGCACGGAAGAACATCGCAGAGGCAGTTCTGGGTCACACCTATGCCCTCTGTGAGGCGCTGCGCCAGAACTTCATTGAGTATAGCATCAAATCTCATCAAAAGTTTGTAGATGATGCTGATACTCACGAGTATCATCAAAAGCAGATTGCTAAACTGAAAGAGGGTATTTGTGGTTATGAGTTCTACCCTGAAACGGGTCGTAAGTATCACAAAATCATTATGGTCGCCAATGGTTCTCGCTCTGTCCACGCTTTTGTGGATAAGCAGACTGGTCAAGTGTATAAGTCTGCATCGTTCAAAGCTCCTGCGAAAGGTGTTCGTTATGACCTTCGCATCATTGAGCAGCGTGAATGGTTGTTCCAACACGCAGATTGGAGCGGGCAATATTTGTATGCCCGTTGATTATGACTGCTAAAGAAAAACTCCTGTTTGTTTCTGCGTTCATTTGGTTTTTGCACTGGGGTCAATGTCTTACATTACGCACACTGGATATGGTTATCGCAAGCGGGTCTGTGAGGATGTTACCGCTTGGTTTCTGAATCGTTTCTTTCCACGGCATAAGATTCAAGTTGATATTGTGCATCGTGGTTTGAATCGTGAGCAGGTTTATGGATATTGTGACGTTGTAGGTGAAACCTATCGTCCCCGTCACTTTCTGATTGAATTGAATACCTATATGGATGATGAGTTGTATATAAAAACTCTTTTGCACGAACTGACGCACCTGCGACAGTGGGTGGTCGGTTCGCTGCGACTCCGACGTGGAAAAATGTGTTATGGTAAAGAATGTGTGGAAGATATGGACTATTGGATGCAACCACACGAAATTGAAGCACGGGAACAGGAAGAAACCTTATATGTTGAGTATTTGTTTGACGAACTGAATGTACCAGTTCCAGAAGTGGTACAATTCTTCCCCAACCGCTTGACGCAGGCAGTATAATATGAAGGTCACTAACCGACACAAGCAGATTCACAGATGATGAAATCTATTTTTCTTTCTTTTTTCCTTCTTGCGTCTCCTGCACTTGCACAAGATGCCTATCGTCCGTTTCGTTATGAAACTGCCTGTGGAATTGAGTCTGGTACTGAATTCTATGAGGATACTTGTGTTGTGATTGAAACTCGTGAAAAGAGCGGTGCGCTTCGTACTCGCAATATCTTCTCTAACAGATTTGCTCTGACCATTAAGGGTAGGTTTGATAAAGAGAAAGGATATATGACTTGGGATAGTCATAACAAATATGAATACAAATGGGATTACAAACCTGGTGGAACTGGCTGGACTTATGTAATGCCTGGTGTTCTTCTTGAAAATGTTTCTTGGGACTGATAACAATGACTGAAACGACTTTACAACTGAATGTTCACGAAATTGGTGTAATTCTATCTGCATTGCAGACCTTAGACCTTCGTGATGAATATCAAATCGCACGGGAATATGGAAGTGTTCCTGCACTGTATAACAAACTTTACACGGTCTTTGAGCGAATGGACAGATCCGGAACTGTCCTCCGCAACGACGTGGTGCCGTCCTTCTGACCTATAATACAAAGGTAATCGGGATGCCCCCCAATGATTGACTTCCCCACTCTCCAGTCCAAAGACGGCACGATGCTGGTTGGTTTCTATCCGATTGCTGATTGTTCCAACTACACTCTCAAGGTTCTTTCTTGGAAGGGTGTGGATACCATCTCCCGCAAGTGCATCAGCAAAAAGGATGCTCAGCGTGAGATTGATGAGCGTCTGGCGCTGGATTATCTGATCACTGGTGATAACATTGATCTGGTACAAGAGTACAACGTTATGCAAGGTGCCTGCTGATGAAGTTCCCTTATGTTTTCTTGATTCTGTTTGGATTGATGATCGGTTGGAATGTATTTCTAATTGAGCGTGATGCTAAACTGATGAAGTCTTATGATGCTTGTGTTAAATCCAGTGATCATCCTCATTGCCCTGTAGACTAATGAACGACGAAGACATCAAACAATTTATGAATGCTTTTGAAGATTTTATGAAGCACTCTGAGATGGAGATTCATTCTTATCAGCAATGGGGTGAAGCAAAACAATACACGAAACGTTTTTATGAGAAGCAAGCCAAAAAACTTGATGTATCGGTTGAGTATTATATTCAGGAGTTTGTATGATGGATCGGAGAATGAAGTTAAATTTTGCATTAATGCAAACTGAGAACATCTACAGTTTGCTACAAGATGGAGAGTATGCTGGATTCTTTTCTTCTCATCTACTGCCGATTAAGTATGAGATTGAGAGACAACTCAGCTGCTTGACAAATGCTCACAAACAATCTAAAATGAAGGAGTCCTAAAACACAAACGATGAAATATCTGTACATTGTTGATTACTGGGTGCCGTTTCCTTCTTCTGAATACGGTGGTCTGATTAATCTAATTGCTGAGTCTGATACTGAAGCATTTGAGATTCTTTCTAACGAACAGTCTTTTGATGATCGGTATACTGATCGCATTATGGAAAGAGTGGTCAATGCACAAAAGTTCGCACTGGTAGATGAATTTGGATCTGGTCTTCTGGAGGCATTTACAACGTGAATCAACTCTATCGCATTGAAGAATTTTACACGGATGGTTGGGCATTGATTGAAGAGGATGCGAAGCAATTAACCAAAGAGCAATGTGATGCACGTCTTCAACAATATCTTGCTTTAGGTTATAATCCAAATCGTCTCCGTGCAGTCCGTGATTCCTGAATTCCCCCACAAAGCACCTCAAGGTTATAGTTATGAAACTGAGTCATTCAAACGTAATATTGTTGCAATCTGGATTCTACATCATCGTAAGTTTGACTACAATCTTGGTGGGGATGTTCGTTGTATCTGGGGATTCTACAATTCAAAAACAAAAGAATACTTCTCCCCAGTCAATAGTAAGACAGTGGGTAAGCGTGTGAGTATTGATGATACAACACCTTATTCTGCAATGATTCCAAATCTAACTCCATTAGAGCAATGTATGTTCCCAAGGTAAATGATTATGTAACGTGGACTAAAGGTGTAGAAGGATGGATATACTTCGTTGATAAGCAGTATATTACAATCGAGGTCGCAACAAAACCAAAAGATGAGATTAACTACGAAGCCTGTCGTCTTCATAAAAATGAAAGGTTATTAGTCTTGTGTTATGCGAATCAATGGAAAGAGTTAACGTACATCCGAACAAGGCAATCAATCTATGAAGAATAAGACAGTATGGAGATGGTGGGCAAAAGCATTAGGAGAGAAAGCATCCAAGTGTGATAAAGAGTCTGATACTATTGCGATCATACGAACGGTCATCTTTCTCTCCTATTTGATTACCAATGGATTCATCATTGCAGGTGTAGTCAGACATTGGAATGATTCAAAACCAATTATCATTTATCAGTATGAATTACCAAGTAATCTATCTCAAAAACAAGAAGAACAAACAATCAAAACAAATCGCAACTTTCTATACGATTGAAGATGCTACTCTATGGGAGAAACATATTCAACAACAAGGATATGTTCATAGTGAGATCATCCCTGTCTTGTAGAAATAAATAGGATCAATACAGTCCTTATATAGAGAATGAAAACGTTTCAACAATTTATGGAACAGATTCCTTCTGCTCCACAAACTTCACTCTCAATGTTCCGTGCTAGACAGAATGCGATTGCGAGTCGTCAACAACGTAGACACGTACACGGAGAGTTAGAAAGAAGAGCAGAACACGAACTTTCTAACCTCCAAAAGGCATAAAAATCAATAAAAAAGGTTAAAATCAATTAAAAAATATATTAAAAAATATATTATTGTTTTTTATTCGGTTGTATAATGTTAGTGTTATATGCTTATATTATCTGTTTAATACCTCATTAAAACCCCATTAAAACCTTATAAAAACCCCATTAAAACCTTATAAAGACCTTATAAAGACCTTATAAAGACCTTATAAAGACCTTATAAAGACCTTATAAAGACCTTATAAAGACCTTATAAAGACCTTATAAAGACC